ATATCATTTGCAGGACATAGCTATGGTGATGGTACAGTAAGTGACTTCCTCAACCCCCCTGCTGGAGTTGATGTAGACCTCAATGTGGCAGAGCTTCTTTCAGCTTCTGTAGATGCTGTAAAAGACCCTGTGCTTAACTTTATGAACCTCAATACTATAACAGCAGATGCTGGTGCTGTACTTGCAAGGATTGGTTATACAACTCAAGAGATTGGAATACTGTTCAATCAACCCATTATCAAAGAGTTATGTAACTACTGTTTAAATAATGAAGTAGGAATAGAGGTTGCTCTTGGGGATGTTAAAGCCAAGTATCTTACAGTTGAAGGAGTGAAAGCTGCTTCATCTACTAACCCCAGTGACTTCACAATAGGGAAGCTTGCAAGTCATATTATCACAGACAGAGTCTCAAGAGAGGATGGTAACAATGCTATGGAGAATGCAAGTTTCATAAGTGAGCAGCTGAAAGTTCTTGAGCTTTTCAACAACATCACTACTATTGCTAGTCATGTAACTCAGTTTGTGACTTCTACTAAGTTCACTGCATCAAATGCAGTAGGTTCTACCTTTGGTGACCTCTATGCACAGCAGATGAGAGTCAACAAGTATCTTGAAGAAGGTAAAAAGAATAAGGCTATCATCATGGAGGTAACTGATAGGATTTCTACTCCTCTTAACAACAGCCAGAGTCTTCTTGATATGAGTAATGAGGAGTACTTTGACACTCTTGTTGATAATCCTTTTGCATATGAGCAGGCTATGTTTGATGCAAATAGAAAAGCCTTGAGACACTTAGCAAAGTATTTCCCCTATGATAAACCCTGCTACTCAAATGCAAGAGCCACGCTTGCCAGTCTTACAAAGTTTGGTACTCTTGATGCTGATACTATAAACAGCATTCATAGTGACCTGATGGTCTATCTATTAGCCAATGAAGAACATAGTGACTTCAATGGTGAGCTTCCTAAGCTTGGGACAGGTCACACTAATCCCGATGGTACAGCTCCTACAGTTAGAGAGTACTATACTAAGTACTTTGCAGATGATATGTTCAGAGAGCTCGAGGCAAATCCTGCGCTTAAAGAACTGGCAATCTTCAAGTACATGGTGTTCGATACTAATGACAGAGATGAAGTTAGGATGAATGTCCAAGGCATAGGTGGTCTTGCTCCATACCAAAAGGATGAAATTAGAGAGAGCTGGTCTGACTTAAATAGGACTCATCCCCTAATAGCAAGGGACTTATTTCTCTATAACTTCTATAAGCTTGGCTTTCAATTTGGTCCTGGTGTCTTTATGAATCTTGCTCCTACAGAAGTTAAGCAGTCTCTCATGGTTCCTAACAAGGATGGAAGTCCCAGGAGCTATGTTCAGTTCCTTAAGGAAGTAAGGGAGGGTGATAAGATTCAGTATGATTATACTGACTTTGCTATTCAGTATATGCTCAATCACCCTGACAATAAGAGTCTTGTCTTCAATGCTGACAAGAGTAAGACAGCAAGAGAGATTCTCTCTAAGCGTGCTTTCAACAGTGCTAAGGAGGTTCAATCCAATTTCACTATTGATACTGCAAGGCTAGGTGATGACGCAGGTCTATTCCTCCTTAAGGCTCCTACCAAGCAAGACCCAACCTCTGTATTTAGACCAGTAATCTCTATCAAGGGAGCACTGTTTGTTGCACAGAGTGAAGGATTTAAGTTCAATGAAACTGAAGGGACTACTATGACTTATGTTAGGATGGACCAACAGGGTTCCAAGGGAGTTTCTATGAGGTATAATGGCAGTATTCCTGTTGCACCTGTAATGGATGTAGCAAGTGAGGCTGAACAGGAACCTCTAGGAAACTCTTCACAGGAACCTGGTCCTGCTCCTGTAGTTTTCGATAGAGAAGCAGCTATCACAGAAATTGCAACTGAGATGGCTAAAGCTCTTGAAAATATAGGCTATAGAGATGAGATAGGGGAGGCTGTTTCAGCCCAAAGTCTGATTGAAGGTTTAAGAAAAGCATCTGATGCTGAACTTCAGTCACAGATTGATGACATCAGAAGGGCATGTAGAAAGGATGGAATCCTTCTCATGGACGATGAAGGTAACTTGTTGCAAGGTTGTTAAATAATTCTATAATATGAGTAAATGTACTAAATTAGCTCATGTTAGAAACTCTAATGGTGAGGTGGTGGAAAGTAATCTCTTTAGGGATTTACTTTCCTATCTTCCCACTAGGGAACTAACAAAAGAGTATTACAGTGTAGGCACAAATCAGGAGTTTCTTGATAGAGTGAGAGACAAAGCAAAGTTTGATGAGAATGGGGAGATTACTTTTTCTTCTCTTAGAAAGTTAGCTAATATCAATATAAGTCAGGAGCAACTCTTACAAACTTTGAATAAGCAAATAGGGTCTGGTACATATGACTATTCACAGGCAGTGGCTAAGTTACAGAGTTTCAACAGAAATAGTCAGTTCAAAGATGAGTTCATGGCTACTATTAAGTTCAACAATGAAGGAAAGTATGAACTATCTGTTGTACCAAGGAACTCTGCTAATGAGGCTGCTTTACATGAAGAGGTAAGAAAAAGGTCTCTTCAAGAAAGGATAATGTATCACTTAACTAAAGCTGGTGTATCAGTTGACTTTATTGAAAAGGATGATAGAACAGGTGGCAGATACAGTACAGTAAATGCACAAAGAACTGCTGATGGTCTATATCAACTTATTAGAGTAGTTAATGGAGAGAGTGTAACAGCTAATCTTGCTGAGGAGGCAGGCCACTTTGTTATAGGTGCACTTGGGGATTCTCCTCTTGTTAAAAGACTGATGGAATTACTTACTCCAGAGGTTCAGAGAGAAGCACTAGGTGATGAACTTGATGATAAGGTACTTGGTCCTGATGGTAGAAGAGAGGTTGCAGGTGCTTTGGTAGGTAAAGCCCTTATGGGTGGAGTTGATAATGAAAAGCCTTGGCAAAAGATGGTCCATAGAGTTGTCAATCTTGCTAAGAGAATCTTTTCTACTTTTAGAAAGGGAGATAATGCTGCATATAGAGCTACCCTTGAAGCAAAGGATATAGCTGACAGACTTGTCAGTGACTTTATGTCAGGCAACTTTAGTGGTTCAGTTGAAAATGCTCTTAATACAAGAGAGACTCTCTACAGTGCACATAGTTCAACTAATACAAAGTTATATAGAGAAACTGTAAATAGATTAAGTCTTGCTGTATCAGAACTGAGAAACATAGACAATAATGTCTTCACAAAGAAGATGATGGGTATTCTTGGTGTAACTGAGACAGGCAGAACTAATCAAATCAATGCTAACACCTTCCTTTCTGATAGCATTGCTCTTGATGGTATCACAGAAGCTCTTACCCTCATCTCTGACATGATGGGACAAGGTAAAGAGCTAGATACTTTACTTAAGTCTATCAACTTCCAGAATGTTGGAGACTTTATGTCCAACATGGCTGATAATGGTAAGAAACTGAGGCAGATTCATTCCTTTGTTACTCTTTCTTATACATTGCAGGGTATCATAGAAGAAGCCTGTGTTGAGGTAGGCGGTGAAAGAAAGCTAAAAGGAAATGTTGACCACGTCCAATTAACAGATAGTCTTGGTAGGGTAGTCACAGTAAATCTAAACCAAGTACTAGACAATCTTGGTAAAGCTAATAAGGTTCTTATGGCAGAGTTATTCTCTAAAGAGAAGCAATTCTTCTGTAGATTCTGTGAAGATACTTTAGGAAGTAAGTATGTGCAAACATCAGCAAGAGTGCTGTTCAATAAGAATGGAAGATGGAGATTATCTTTTGAAGGAGAAGGAGAGATAAAAGTCTTAGATGCACTAGAGCATCTGGAGAATGATATTACCTTCTTTGAAAAATACCTAGCATCAATGTCTAACAATTCTGACCTTATAGGTCAAATAGTAGATAGAGCAACAAAGGCTGCAAACAAGGCAGCGGATGACCTCACCAATCAGTGCCAAGATGAACTAAGAATCCTTGAAGCAAGGTTTAAAAAACTTGGATTGAAAGATACAAGTATCCTCTTTGAAAGAAGCTCAAGAGACGGTCAACTCACAGGTAATATCATATCTGATGTAAATTGGGGTGATTATGAAAATGACTGGAAAGAGTTTAAGGAACAAGAGCTTAAAAATTTCAAGCAATCAAAACCTAATCTTGACCAATTGACAGAGTTTGAGAAAGCTATTCAGTGGGATATGTATTTCAGACCTTTATCAGAGGCTTGGTATAAAACCCATAGGGTTTATGACAAGGACTTACAAAGGTATGTTCCTAATAGTAACTATGCTAATCCTGACTTTGCTGACCTTATGACTAAACATCCCGGTCTTCAAGAGTGGTACAATGATTTCATGAAGTTAAAGACAGGCCTTGATGCAAGACTTCCTGAAGGAAGCACACTTGCAGTAAGAATGCCTCAGTTCAAAGGAAGGTTTATCAATAGAGTAAAAAATCAAAATAAAGGTTTAACAAAGGCTGTAGGTCATGCTCTGAGAGGTAGTATTATGGACACCTTCTGTGAGAGTAGTGAAGATACAGATTTTGGAAGTAACCAAACCTATAACTCTGAAGATGAAGAACTATTTGCAAATGCTCTTGCTTATGAGAAAGAGAAATTACATAGACTGCCTCTCTTTGGAATAAACAAGTTACAGGATATGACAGAACTGTCAACTGACCTGTTCCAGTCTACCCTTGCCTATGCAGGTATGGCTAACAGTCATCTTGCTATGAGCCAGATAGTAGATACTCTTGAAGTTGGAAGTAATGTTCTTGCTAAGAGGAGTGTAGCTGGTCAAAGAACTGAGGAACAGAGGCAGGGTAATAAGTCAAATGCTTACAATAGGTACCTTAAATTCCTTGACAAGCAAGTATATGGCATAGGTAATACAAAGCATAAGATAGGAAAGAAAGTAGTGCTAGAGAAAGTACTAGCAGCTCTGTCTGGACTTGCAAGCAAATATTTCCTAGGAGGTAATGTTGCTGGTGGTGCGGTCAACACTATGACTGGCTTCAATGAATTATTCAAAGAAGCTCTATCTGGTGAATATTATTCTTTGAAAGATTTTCAAAAGGCTAACAGACTTTACTTTGGGTCATTTGTTAACAACTGGATGGACTATGGTAAGGATGTAAAGAATGATAAAGTGTCTCTTCTTATAAGGCACTTTAACACCCTTGGAGATAGTAGACAAAAACAAAGGGACTGGGAGAATGATAGGAATATCTGGACTAGAATCTACAATATGTTTAGTGAGAGTCTATTCCTTCCCTATAAGTCAGGAGACCACTATATGTCAACTATCTCTTATCTTTCCCTTGCAAGTAAAACTAAGTTATATGATGAGTATGGAACTAGAATATCTCTATTTGATGCTTATAAAGTAGTTGACAATGAGGATACCTATGGCAATAAGGCAGGTAAGACTCTATCTCTTGAAGGGACATTCTTTAAATCGGCTACTGGTAAGCAGGAATATGATATGATAAATTCCATCATATCTCAGATAGAAGCTGCTATGTCAAGCCCATTTAGAGCTTCAATTAATCTTACACAGGATGAACAGGACTATCTTACAAACAAAGGATATAACCTTGCAGATACCGAGAACACTCTCTTTAATCTAAGGCAGGATGCTGAGAAGCTTACATGGAATGCTACTGATGAAACAGAGTTTATGGATAAGGCTAGAGAAATTAACATTAGGCTTCATGGCATCTATAATAACCAAGATAAGGTAGCTTTCTCTCAGAGTTGGTATGGTAATGCTGTACTTGCCATGAGGGGTTATGCTCTTGGTATGATGGAAAGGAGATTTGGTGCTAATAAGTATAGTGTAGCTCTTGGACAGAATACTGAGGGTTCACTTAATACTGTTGCTAAAGTATTGCTAAGTACATTTACAGATAGAGGTGGATTTAAGCTAACAGCAAGAGCATTATTACTTCCCTTTGGAAAGAATACTACAAATGCTCTATATCAAGCTGGCTTCTCTGCAAATCAGGCGAGGAACTTGAAAAGGAATTGGGGTGATAACTTGCTGATAGGGCTACTGTTCTTGTTAAGATGTCTGACAAGTCTTGGAGATGATGATGATGATGACGATGATGAAACCAATATAGCAATGGGTCTTACATATTACTTTGCAAATAGGTTATTTAGAGAGCAGTCAGCTTTCAATAATCCTATGGGCTGGTATTATGAGACAAATACTGTTCTTGACATGATGCCATCAGGATTCAGTGCCTTGATGGATATTGGCAAGACAGGTTACCAACTTGCTGGTCAGTCATTTGCTGATGAAGCTAATTCAACTTTCTTCTATCAGTCAAGTAAAGAAGGCTTCTACGAAGAGGGAGACTCTAAAGGATGGAATCATATGAAGAGGATGACTCCTTATCTAAGGAGTGTTTATACTTTTAAACATCCTTATGAAGCTTCTAAATCATATGAATATGGTAGAAATATTAAGACTAGATAATAAAATAGGGTAGTGAGTTAATTCTCACTACCCTATTTTTTTTTCTATTAAGTTTTATAGACAACCTAGCTCTTGTTCCATCTCTTGGTCTTCCATTTGTGACCAAGCCTCTTCACTTATATGCTTAGCTTCAAGTCCATTCCTCTGTTCTTGAGTAAGATTATTCCATTGTAGATGATGAGGAATAGGAGTTAATCTTCCCCCTATATCCCAACTCATTCCACCAGTGAAATCATCTTTAAACAGACTATCTCCAATGCTCATATCTACCCCAACTCCGAGAGTTGAATTGATAGGCATATCTTCTGAGTCTGCTACCTGAGCTTCTATAGGAGTAACAGGTTCTACAGGAGCTTCTACTACACCAGTTCCTTCATTAAGAGTTTTCTCAATTCCTGATAGCATCTCTTTTTCTGAAGGAGTAAGTCTATCATACACTACCCTTAATGGCGTATAAGGAACTACAATAGTATCTTGCAGTGTTGGATTAGCTCCTCTATATTCCTTACCATCTATAAGTAATTGATTTGCTTTCTCTGGAGATACTGAGTAGTCAGCAGTTCCATTCTTCCAACCTACAGGAGTGGGATAAGAAACTCCAATAGGTATTATATTGAGTGATTTAACTTGTACACCATACTTCTTCTCAAGAAACTCTTTATATAAAGACAGTTGCCTTGCATACTTTTCCCTCTTGTGCTGGTTAATTCCACTATGATTAGTCTTCATATCGAAGATAAAGAAGTTTCCTTTTCCATCATAAGCAAGTAGGTCAAGTGTTCCTGCAACATTAATAGTATGAATCTTGCCATTATTGTCAGCTACCTCAATCTGTCCTGTTACAGTTACATCTCTTGGAACTATTGTAAGACCATTTGATATAAAGTTATTTCTAAGACACATTAATTGTTCTTTGAACTCTTGTAATGCTTCTTTTGTAGCATTTGGATAATTTTCAGCTAGTTGTTCTGCTGTCATATTATCTAATTTTCCAGCAAAGAAGTCTCTAACAAACTCATCAAATCCTGTGCCTATATTAGTAGAAGGTACAACCCAAGGACTGTTAGGGTCAAATCTTTCTCCAGCTCTTTCATCAGCAGCAATTATTGAAGTTACTCTAGCATATCTAATACCTTTTTCATCAACATAGGCAAAGCCATCATCAGAGAGTTTAATAGACTTGGAGTCACTAACAATCCTATCTACTATCTCCTTTGCCCTTTCAGCAGCAGGGTTAGTTGCAGGAGCAGCTTCTCCCTGTACTACAGTTCCAGTATCACTGTCTATTACTGTGTCGCCTTTTACAACTTGACCATTAGATACTACCACTGGTTCATTTACAGGAGATGAAGGTGAAGCATTAGTAGGATTAGCTACTGTAGTATATACAGGACTACCATCACCTTTGAAAGGATTCTGTAATGCTATACCTTGGATGATATAGTTGAATGATACATTGGTAGGGCTTACCTCAAGGATGTCATCATCATATATATCTGATAGATTCTCCTTAGCTGCCTTGTTTCCTTCAGCAGCTTTCTCTACATCAGAAAACGGAACTTGCCATTTGACAAATGAGTCTTTTTCATTAGCCATTCTAACTTCTCCATTTTCATCAGTAAGCAAGTTCTTAAGGAATTCATGCTGAGCAGCCTTACTTGCCTCTTCTGTCATTCCCTGATGTACAGTAGTAAGATGTATTGGAGCAACAGAACTATCATCATTAACAAGGTCTATACTGTATACCTTCTTATCATCTACTACTTGGTCTGTAGCAGTAATAGAGTAATGCCATCCAGACCTTGAAGAAACATTCATATAGTTACTTATTTGACCCTCAAGGGTATTAGCCATTGAGTTAAGTAACTTTTCAGTATCACCCAAAGGCACTACTTGACCATCAGAGTCTCTTGCGAAACTCATTTCTTCGTCCGAGAAGGTCTCAATAAAGTTAGCTATAGTCATAGCAGCTCTTCTAGTTCTACTATTAAAGCTGATAAGTTCATCTGCATTATCTCTGACTTGGAGAATAGTCTGTCCTTTCCTGTTCTGAGTCTTTTGTACTGGAGCAGTAAAGATGTCTATAGGCTGAGTTCCCCCATTCAGTTTATCTTGTTGGAATACAAGCTTCTTTCTATTGTCTCCTATCTTAACTATACCAAGTCTCTTTAAGAAGTTCCTTTTAGCTTTCTGATAACCCATTGGAGTGCCCTTCTCTTGCTCAGAAAGGTCATTCTGTCCAACATCAAGTACATTGTTATTCTCCTGTCCTTTCCTACTTGAGTCAAAACTAGTTGCAGCTACAATAGGCTTAAATAGTTTGGTTACAATAGGAGAGCCATCAGTGTTCTTTACAAGAGATATACCAGTATTACCTGCTGCAAGTCTCCTTATAGGAGCCATGTTCTTACTACCTGGACTATATTCAACTCCTGTAGCAGACATTACACTTACTGGTTGGAAGTGCTTGTCCTGACCATTAACATTGATAGTTATTGGACCAGTAGAAGACTCAACAACTGCAATGATAGGTAGGCCATCCTTAGTATACCCCAAGCCCTTGGATTCCATGCTGCTCTTAACCTCATCTGTGAGTGCATCATCCGTAATGAACATCACCTCAGAGTCTCTTGTAAGAACTCCATCCCTTAGAGCATCCTCAATACCATACTTATCATAGTATCTTACTATAGGAGTATCAGGGTGAGACTGTCTCAAGTAAGCTATGTTCATACTGGTAAGCATACCAGACTCTGGATTACCAACAATGAACTGATAGTTCATCTTTCTTGCTTGAGTTCTGATTGCCCTTCTTCTTTTATCAAAGAATGGAGACACAGGAGCATTTACTCTAGGAGAAGGAGTGTCAATTCTCTCCTTATCTGATTGAGATTTAAGAACCTTAGCTACAACATGTCTTAGGAGGTCAGGTACTTGAGTCTCATTAGATTCTGCTCTACTATCAAGAGCATTTGCTCTTGCAGTGATGGCATCTGCAAACTCTTGTACAGTATCAAAGCTATTGGCAGATAATCCTTCTATAAGAGTTTTTACCTGTTCCTTCGCTTCAGCAGTAAATGAGGGTGTATTTTCTGCGACTCTCAGAGCTACTTCAGCAGCCTTACCAACCTCCTCATTGCTATTTTCAATGAAGGTGTCTATAACAGAACTAGGCTGAGTTGTTTCAACAGGAGTTTCTACAGGAGCAGCAGGAGTTTCAACTTCACCTTGCTTAACCATATCAGATACTGTAGGATTTCCAACTATTTCACCATCTTCAGTCATATGTCCTGCCTCAGGAGTACTACCCCCAATGTCAAATATAGTTGGACCAGCTGGTGTTGGGTCAGGAATTACAGCTGGCTCTGAAGCTTCAGTAGGAGTTTCAGTAGGAATAATTTCCTCATTGTTGAGGTCCCTATGTTCTCTCTCTGAGTTATATCTACCCATTATATCTCTATAGGTTTGAATAGTCTCTTCTATAGAGTTATAGCCTGTTACTTGACCTTCAATAGGAGCCTTCTCATTTGCTCTTGCAAGATGCTGCTCAAAGTAAAGAGGGGTATCCTCTCCATCCTCAGCAGCTGCCCTATCATAGTCAAGTAGTTTTTCAGCACCTGCTTCAACATCAGTTATGTCAACTCCACTATTACTTAGATAGTCAAGGGTAGCTGCAAATACATCAGCTCTAGGGTCATTCCCCTCAAAGACCCCATTTCTTTCAGCCCAATCATAAATCTCTGCTTTTCTCTCATTCTCTCTAGAGTATCTTTCAAACATATCTCTAGCCTCCTGAGGGAAGTCATACCATTTACCCTTGTAAGACTGATTAATAAGCATATCTTCTACAGCAGCTATTTCAGCTTCATCCCCCCTGTTATAAACATCATCAAGCCTTTCTGAGAACTGCCAATAGTTACCATTGGTTGCTATATCAAGAAGCTCTTCATTCTTCTTCTGTAGCATCCTCTGTTGTGCTTGATATTTAACCTTTGCTACATATCTATTGAGAGCTTTAGGGCTATACATAAGAGCAAACTGAGAGTTCATAGCAGCTCTATAGTCCCTTTCAATCCTACTCCTATCTGCAATCTTTTTAGTAAAGTCTTGATGTATAGAAGTACCTACACTATTAACTTTGTCAATCTCAGCTTGCTGTTCTTGACTGTATCTATCCCTATGCTTTGGGTCAAGCATAAAGGCTCTATCACTTGCAGATAGGGACATAATTTCAGAAGCAGAAAGGACTGTAGTATCTACAGGGTCATTATATGTAATACCCTCTCTCTCTACTGCTTGATGCTGAGCATTGAAACTATAGTCTTCCTGAGCAGACTTTATAGACTTGATATTTTTATCAAGTTCTCTAGTATAACTTTCAGCCATAGTAAGAGTAGCTTGGTCTTCCTGCTGGAGAGTTCCTTTCTTCTGCTCTTCACTCATCTCTCTTATAACTTGTTCAAGTTCAGATTTCTGTTCTTCAAGTTTAGAGAGTTCAGTTACAGCATTACTCAGTGAACCAAACCTTGCTATAAGTCTTTTACCCTTGTTACTAAGAGCTGAATTCGGAGTAGCACCTTCCTGGGAATTAAGTTCAGTTGTTACCTGAGCTATTTCTTCATCAAGTTGACCTAGTCTCTTCTTATAATCTTCAATGACTACCTTGTTGAACACCATACTTGCTTTAACATCTTGGTCAATATTCTCCCCGAATATCTTCTCAATAGACTTAGTTTCCTTTGAAACCATACCCATCATGTCAAGCATCTCATTGGCATTCTTCTGTATAGTCTGAAGAGCTTCCTCTCTGCTTATATTCTGAGTTCTGTTCTGAGCAGATGCCATAAACTGGTCAACAGCCTTTGACTCTTCGGACTCAGGGTCTTGCAAGTTCTGAGCATTAAAGTTTGCTCTTGCCTGTAGATTAGCTACAACAGCCTCATGATAACCAGTACCCTCAAGGTTATTAAGAGTTATGATGTTACTAAACATCTGACCGACTCTTGCATCTCTTGCAGCTTTTTCATCATTACTTTCTATAGCCTCTTGGTATTGAGTAAGCCACTCAGCAGTACCCCCTGCATTGAACAATGCTCTCTGCATACTTTCATCAGAGAAGTAGGTGTTAAAGTGCTCAGCCATTCTTTCTCTTTGCTGATTAACAGCGTTGACTTCAGTATTAGAAAATAATGGAGTAAAGGCACTTCTCCAAGTAATACCCTTTGCAACCATATTGCCATTGGCATCTTGTTTCATACCAATGTTAGGACCACCCATTGCAGTAGATAGGGCACCATATAGACCACTCTTTATAGCATCAGAGGATATTGCTGTATCTCCTGCTGCCCTGATACCTGCTGCAAAGGACTGCCAGAAGTCATTCTGTGATGCAGTGGCTCCTGGGTTTGCACCATATTTATTATCAATATATTGTTGCATCTTGTCCTCAGCATATGCCTGACCAAATGCACTTGATATATCCTGTGTGTATTCCTCAAAGCCTTCACCAAGAGCTTCTTTAAGTCTACCCTTTATAACCTGACCTTTGGTCATTTGCTTAGCCTGAGCAACCCATCTATCTCCCTCTCTTACAGCCCTAACAGCAGAACTTACAGGAGTTTCTCCACCACCAAGCCCTACTTTTCTAAGAGCATTCTGTACTCTTGGTGCTTCAAGTCCAGCTTTCCATGTAGAATTAACCAATCCATTTATTACAGAGTTAGTCCAGAAGTCATAGTACATAGCAGTAGTAGCACTCTCTCTAGCAGCTTGCTTGTCTGCCTCAATATCAGCAGCATACTTTCCTTCAAATTGTGCTCTTGATTCAGGTCTAGACTTTAAGTAGTCTGCTTGCTCTTGTGACATATTATGCTGCTTAGCATAAGCATCAATATCAGCATCTACCTTAGCAGCATACCTATTCTGAATATCTGCCTCAAGACCCTCTATAGTTTCCTGCCTAGTCATAGCAGCATTCATACCACCCTCAACACTACCTATTGCACCTGGAACAAGAATGCTTCCTATACTTCTTGCATTAATTACCCCTCTTAAGAAAGCTGCTCCCTTTGCTGAAGCATTAAGAGTTTTTCCTCCCATAGCTGCCTTTCCTAACCAAGCAGCTGCTTTAGTAGCTGCATTAACAGCACCAGAGGCACCAAATGAAAGAATATTAGAAGCAGATGTAAAACCATACTGACCAAATAATTCAAAAGGTGTATTAGCAGAGAACAGAGAGTTCTGCTGTTCTACAGTATTAAGAATAGGATTATCTGACAATCCAAGGCTTTCCAGACTCTCTTGCTCAGATGTTGACCATGAATTAGTAGTTGCAACCCTGTCACCATATCTAGTTACAGCATTGTCAATTACATTTTCAAGCCATGACTCATCATCCTCAAGACCTATACCAATAGCACTACCTGCCATACCAGCAGCTCTAATGACCATACCAGCAGCACTGTCAATAAATTGTGCACCAGAGTTCCATGCCTTTTCAAGGAAAGACTGATTGTTTGCTACAGTATTTTGGTAGTAATTACCAAGAGCTTTGGCAGCAAACTGACCCCCACCTACTGCTTCATTGGCAAGATATGTAGCAAGAGCCTGCTTTTTTTCTTCTGTTGACATAGATAGTTTATCTGTGCCATTATATTCTTTGTACATTGGAGAAATCTCTCCTGAAAGAGCTTCAAAGTCCTTCAGATACCTGCCAAAAGTTTCTGAATCTAAAGCATCCAGCTGATTATAATAGGTATTATACAGTTGGGCAGACTTATTCTCAAGGTATGAATAAGCCTGCTGTCTCATTGTGTCTCCCCCTGTCACTTTAGCATCAATCAGGGCGGACCTATAATCAGTGTCAAACAGAAAACTCCACACTGAAGTGGGAGATTCCTGTAAAGCACTCCTTGCATCAAGGTCAGATGAAAGAGCCTTCTTTGCTACATATTCATCTCTCTCTCCTTTTGTCAAGGAGCTTCTATTATTAAATATCTGTTGGTCTTCCTTATTGTCACTGTTGCCAAATATATTCTTAAATACTGTGTTCCTAAAGAGGTTATCTTTCTGAACATCATCCATTCCTTGAATTTCTCTGGCATACTGCTTCTCCCACTCAGCTCTGTCATTTGCACTGAGACCTCTCAGACCTGAGAAGTAAGACTGATTATACCTCTGTTGTAGAGTCTGCTGTGACTTTTTTGAGGGAAGGGCAGTTATTCCAATTGGACCACCTGCTAATATAGGCATAATTTATAAATATTTTTAAGTTAGTTAATACCAGCATTACTGTCATCATCTGTTACTGTAACAGTAGTTGATGGGTCACTTACCTTAGGAATAATCCAGAAGTGGTCATCTACAGTCTTCTGTGTCTTAACAGCAATCTCTATCTCACTTACATCATAACCAGTGCCTGCTAACCTCCTCTTCACATACTGTTGTTGAACGGGACTTAGCTGGTCAAATTGTATATATTGAACATCTCCTGGAATAACATAATTTTCCTTATCCTCTTTGTCCCCTCTAGAGTTAGGATTAGTGGCTTGTGCATTATCTGCTCTCCAGTGGATATTACCTAACGGCTTCCTATTTGCTTTACCTTTTGCAATTACATCTGCTGTCGGAGTAGGAGTTGTGGACACCCAATTTCCCTCAGACTTACCTTTTACACCAGGCTGCCAGGTTTCAGTCCATTGTACCTTACCATTACTAAAGAATTTGGTCTTACCATCAGCAGAAATATAGTAAGGTTCAGCTCCTGAAGCAATCCTATCTTTCTTCTTAGCATAATCAAATTGGTCTTGTTGCAATCTCAGGTTTGCTTCTTGATTTGCAAGAGACCTTCTCTGTGCAGCATTGATATATTCACCATTCTCAGTAAACTGATAAGTAGGTTTAGCAAGACCTGCATACATACCAGTAGTAACACTACTAAGAACTTGTTGTCTTGCAGCATCTCCCCAGTCAGCTACATTAGCAAGTTCATCATCCATTATCTGTCTAAATCCTTGTAGCTTTGTTCTAAGGGCTTTAGATATGTTTGGATTATCAAGCTGGTCATTTACTACAGCATAAAACATCTCAGGGGTTAGACCATTCTGTTGAGATATTTGATACTTCTGACCTCCAAGGATTGTCTTGAATTCTGGGTCACTGAATAATGATTTACCTAAAGCTTCTGCCTTTGCAGATGTTCTTGCAAGTATATTCTTGCCACTTACATAATCCTCACTTACTGTCCCACCATGTAAGAAATCATCAAGGGAGAAATTATCAACCTTAAATATGGCTGAGTCATCTCTTGCCTTGACATCTCTTCTATATTTTATAGCTTCCTGTCTGGCAGCATCTGCTCTTGCAATGGGAGTGATTTCCTTTGCATATCTTCTCTTAAGACCAAGAAGCTGTCTCCTATTAGCCATTGTCATTCCTCTACTGAAGTCATCAGTGACAGTCTCTAAGTCCTTAGCATATTTACTGAACATTGCATAGGATTTAGGACTATTTTCTTGTGTAGCAATATCTCTGAATGTCTCAGTCTGTTTTGATAGGTCCGCATATTGCTCTTCAACTTCATTATAAGCTTTGGTGTAATCCTCAAGAGGCTTTATAAGCTGCTCATATGTAAAAGGATTAAACCTACTATTTACAACTATATTCATATGTTAGAATGTTAAACCTCTTTTCTTTCTTTTAATCTTACCACCATAAGCTGCTTCCTTTTGGACAGGAGCATAAACTCCATGTTTGCCAGCCCATGTCCTCCACTTTCTATCTACCTTCTCTTTACCAATATCTCCAAAAGAACTGAAGATGTTTGATAGATTATCTGAGATAGCTTGTTCTCTTGCAAGTCTAGCTCTTGCCCTTATATCAGCAGCAGCCATTGTACCCCTTAATGAGAAGTCTCTAGCTCTTGACAGTGCTTCTTGGTTAGCTATATCAGCTTGTAGGAATCCTTGAGAGTTCTGTATATTTGTGCCTCTATTAAACTCTTCAACTTGATTCCTTTGAGCAAGGTTATATTCCTCAGCCTGTCTTGATAAAGCACCAAGCTGATTTAGATAGTTATTATCAGCAGCAAGAATACCTGCCATTGCAGTTGCTCTGTTACCACCTGAGGTATTCATTATATGTCTTCTTGAGGCACCTGCCTCTGCATTCATCTTGTTGATATAGTAGTTTCTGTCAAATGGTCTATAAGTTAGGTAGTTACCGACAGGTCTGTATCTTACAGGTATATAAGCACCCTTACCACTACTTGCCTCAAGTATAGCTGAGGCATCACTATCATCAGGCTTTGTAAATAGTGAGGTGCCGAGGCCTATACTAGAACCTACGATGGGCATATACCTCATCCAGTTGTCATAGTTGGGGTATTCACCTCCATCATCAGTAAGGTCAGGGGCCTCTTCATCAGAAGCTGGTGCTGCTGGTCTTTCCTTATAGAAAACATCTGTATAATCTGTGTCTCCCTCACTACTTGTGCCTGTTCTTACATACTGATATGTTCCAGTTGTTGGGTCATAATCAGGGATAAGTAGGTCTTCCAAAGGAGTACCACTAGCATCTGTTCTTCCTGTAAGATACATTCTCTTACCAGTTTTTCTTGAAATTGGGCTACCTGCAAGGTCTATACCTGCGTGCATACCACCCCAACTCTTATCAGCTGTTCTTGACGAGAAGATGTCTTTAGTAAGACCTTCTAGAGTAAGAGGTACATATCCTTTTCTTTCTTTATTATATTTATTTACAGTCTCAACATATTTAGGTAGCCATTGTTTTACTCTATCACTCTCCCAATTGTCGATAACATAGTTTCTTCTTGCCATGAACGGAGAGTCATCTTTATACATAATATCCCAGTCAATAGAACCATCTGATTTGTAGGGATTAAAAGCCTCTTGTCCAAATGTAAGACCTGGAGTAGAGTTATTATAATTAAGGGTTTGCATCCAGCTACCCCTTTTTTTACCACCTGTTCTGTATAGGTGACCTCCCTTTGCAAACTTTCTCTCTCCTTGCCTTTCCCTTACTTGCTCCTGTACTGCCATCAGCTTAGACATACTGTCTATCATTCCTGCCTTACTTATAGGGTCATTGGGTCTTTCTTTAGATTCCTTGCTCATTTGAATAGCAGCATCTGCAAAGGTTAGAGAGTTTGTTCCTCTTAATTTATATTTTTTTCTCACTTCCTTTGGTACTTTTAATCTTTTACTAAACACATAGTCATTGAAGATAACTTCTCCTTCTTCTACTAGATTAGGAACACCCTCTGAATCCATACCCATTGGTACTCCCTCAAGTGGATTCTTTTCATGAGTTCCACCATTACCTACGAGAGTTATTCCTGTATCAAAGTTAGCTCCATGAGTCATAAGGTCTCCACCAAAGGCATGGTGCCATTTCTTTGCATTCTGAGAAAAGATAGCTCTCTTCCTGGTAATAAAATTCTTACTATGTGTAAGTTCCTCAGTAGTCTTTCCTGTTCTTCTCTTAGTCTCTGTGAACTTGCCTCTGTTCTCAGGCTTAATATGAATCCTTCCACCCTCTGCAAACAGAGGACCTCCAAAGGCTGCATAGTTGGCAAGAAGGTTTTGCATCTGTGTAGTATCTATGTTCTCTGCATTGTGATTGAGGGAGTTCTGCACCCAGGCATTACCTGCTTCTATCTGTCTTCTAAGGTCAGCTGCTTTGTTCTTAGCCTTGTTACTGAACCATCCATCCTTACCTATGAAACTATCACTGAATGTCATACCTACATCAGCATTAGCCCAATTCTGGGATAGAGTGTCAAAGTCTGAAGCATCAGATTGGAAGTTGTTCAGATTGTTGATATTAGATTCTACTTTAGCAATGTTCTCAGTGTTCATCTTTGAACCAAACATTCTGTTTGTAAGACCACCAAGAATCCCTAACCCAGCAGAAGCCACAGTTCCCCAGGGACCTGGAATTGCAGAAGCTATACCACTCAGTCCTTGAAAGACTTTCCCAGCTCCTGACTGAAGACCTCCTCCAATAAGACCTCCTCCTAATTGACCAACAGCTGTACCAACAGCTTTAGTAATACCCTCTCCCAATGTGGACATATTATTGAGACTTCTATTGGTAACTTTCCTACTTTCGTCTGGTTTAAAGAGGAAGTCCCCAAATTTGAAGTAATGGTTCCTAGCTGTAAGGAGTTCATTATATCTTCTTTTAGTTAATTTGTTAGCCATAGCTTATTATTTTAGTACAAAGATAAACAAAGTTATTGGAATACACAATAGCCTAAGAAAAAAATAATAAGGGTATAAGAAAAATCTTATACCCTTATTATCTTAAATTGTATATTTGGTTGAAATATCATGTAAAACAAACTGGAAGTGATTATCCTCTAATTTACTTGATAAATTAAAACCTAAACTTATAGCAGTCCAAGGATTCCTAATTCTTTCTCTATGTTGCCTAGGAATCTGTCCTCTCCATATTCTAAATTTCTTTCTAAGTGATGTGTCATTAACAATTCTTCTTGATTGATTAAAGCTTTTTATACCAGAATCTTGATATTCATTAGTAGCTTTTATCCAATCAAATGACCTATTATGTATAGGGTTTCCTTTATCATCATAAATATCAGCTCTATATTCTATAGTATCAAATACTTTAGTGTATGTAGGATTCTCATTACATATATATGTAAAACTTGGTAACTTTATTTCATTATAGAAACTATTATATGGACCTTTGAAATTCTCCCATAAACTAACTTTATTTAATGCTTCATCACATTTAAATGATAAGAAATCATTATCCATTGGAAACATAATTACATCTACATAACTCATTAAAGATGTAAATTGACCAAGCTGTTCTGAATAACATAGAGACTCATTGTTTTTTGGACTTAAGTATAAGTCTTTGTTCTTAGTATCATAACTTAATCTTATAAAAGAATCATCAGTAGGATGGTTTTCTCTTAACCAATATTTTACACCTAATTGTGTACTAATATCTTGTAGTTGACTATTATACAAATATAAAGTATCTGTAGTATTGTCAATAAAATAAAGGCCTATTGGTGATTTAGCTATAGACCATTTACTTTGACATCCTATATTTGTGCTTATTGGTCTAGCTCCATCAACTTTATAACTATTGCTAATTTCTACAGGAACCCCATCTGATGTAGGAATCTGTACTCTACTATTAAATAAAATTTGGTTTACAGACTTTTCTTGAAATGCAATTAACAAATCATTAAAAACTTCAATAGAAGTGACAGCTCCTGCACTTCCACTAAGGTCTAGTGAATTGGCTAAGGTGATATTAGACCATATATCTACATCATCTAAATATGATTTTTCCATAGACCATAATATTTGTGTAGGATATTTGACATTTCTATAATATTTCTTATCTAATATTCTATAATTAAAGAAATTATCTCTCTGTGAATATATTGAATTAATAAGATTGAAGTTTTGTGGAGACATGTTTAAGTTACTTATTTGACCCCTATTTCTATCATATCTACCATCTAAATTAACTCTAGATTCACACATAAAGGAAGCTATCTCAATTACACTATTCTCATCTTCTGTTGTAAAAGAATAAGTCTTTAAACAATCATATCTTTGATAATAAGTATCTCCATATATAAAATCTATAGGTTCATTTAAATCAACAGGTTTTCCTGCTGGAATCCATAAATTGCTTCTTAAAGCCTCATCAGATTTTCCTCCAAATATATTAGCAGGTTCAGCTTTTCTTCTTAACTCTGCTAAAAAGAGGCAAACATAAGATTTATCATCAGGAGCCTTTATAGTATCCTGTTTTACAGAATACACTAATCCAGCTTCAATTTTTGCAAGAACATTTGCCTGTCCATTATTTTGTACTCTCCAATAGGTTGCTGTGCTTATACTTTCATATGCAGCGTTTAAATTATTTAAACTTACTTTTATCCAAGGAGAACTATCATCTGCAGTTCTTTGATATAAATCAGCGAAATTAGGCTCAGATGGTCTACTAGAACAAGTACATATAGCATATGTACCAACAGCATAGTTACTATACTTCTCCTTCAAGTATTTTAGTATAGTTTCTTCAATATAATCAGCCTCTCCAGCTAGAGCTGGCCGATATTCTATCTCTGCTTTTCCTACAACTTCAGGAGTATCATCCTTTTTATTTGACCAAAAAGGAACAGTATTAATATTTGTATGCTTATTTATAAATGTATTTGTACCAGAATTAGAAAAATTTATATTAGGCAGTATTACTGGAGAAGCATTATCTAAATAATCAAAAGCAAATACAGCGTGGTCAGTAGATTTATATTTCATTCTTACTGGGTCTGTAGTAGTTTGCAATTGTTTATGATAATCTCCAGAAAATGTATAATTTGCTTTTATATTCTGTAACGGATATTTAGTAAATGAATTAGCTACAACACCAGAACCATTTAAATCAACCCCTGTGTTTGGAGATACATAAAATGTATACTCATTATCTGTTGTAATTAAAGTGTCTACATTACCATAATAATTAAGAACCTTTATACCTGAGTTTTTAGGTATTGGAATTTTAATAAGAGATATTTCATTACTACTAAAAATAGATATTGGTGTAATACCAGTAGTATTATCTTTCTTCTTAGAACTCCACACATCATTTAACCAAATATTATCAGGAGAAAATCTAATATTAGATATTACTTTTCTTTTTAATACAGAAGTTCTAGTACCTTTATTACTTGGTCTAACTATATCATTATTTAATGACCCAGACCTATGCCAAGGATATACAAGCCAATTTAATTCCCAATTTTTTTCAGTTTCATTATAACCGCCAAATGACTCAGCATTTTTAGAATCATCAATTAAATGACTTTTATAAAACATACCTGCTACCATACCTTTATTTTCATAATCTGTAGTAAGAAATGTTTTATGAAAAAAACCAACATCGTTGGGAGCTGGAACACTTGAAGAGGTTTGAATACTTATATCACCAGCATTGGATTTAAAGTTTGTTAAACCTACAATATTAAGCTCAAACTCACCATTTTCCAGAGCTTGTTTAGTACTATCGTCAAACTCTATGTCTGGTGAGTGCATAGTTACAATAGATTGGTCTATAAAGAATGTGTTATTGTTTGTGTCCCTATCTTTTTTAGCATCATAGTTAGCTTTCGCAAATGTAGTGGAAGTCATATTTTGTATTTCTGCTCCTCTATCACTTCCTGTTTTTAATGATTCTAGATGTGCAAAAGAAACTGTTGCTCCTTTTCCTATATCTTTAGTATTGTCAATTACTTCAGACATTGGTCTAAAGAACCAAGAAGATTGAGCAAATGGAGTATTGGACACTCTATCTTTTACACTGAATACAGTAGGACATAGTATACCTTGAGCAATAACCATTCTATCATAGACAGTAGGAAGAACTACTAAAGGTCTAGCTTTTTTATAATCAAGACTCTCTAATAATTTTATAGTTTCACTATCAATAGTAACCTTAATACTGGGTAATGTCAATACATCATTTTCTATTTTTGGTTTCTTTGTTCTAGGAATAGTATAGTCTTTTATAAAACAAGGTTCTGACCATTTTCCACTTTTATGTTGGAACTGAACGCCTAATCTATAAATATCACCTATTTTAAATGTAGATGTATTACCTACAGATAGTTGATTATTATGTGTATATATTGAGTTTGAATCATCAATATTTTTTAATGTTATGTCTCTAGAAGATGCACTTATTGTAATTTTATTATTCTTTTCCTTAAATCTAAGATTATCTTTAATCTCATCTGAAATAGCTTGTCTTTTAAGTTCTATATTACCTAGAAATAAAGTATTATCTTTTTCAGCAATAGTTCCAGCTATAATAGACTCTCCTCCAATATAAAGCATTTTTGTTGGGTCTATATTACTACCTGTTAGTCCCGTATCAATATATACTATTTCAGTAGAATCGTTAGTAATTTCTACATCAGTAACTGTCTTAACAGTAGGTGTAGCATCAATAGATGTTCTATGTATAGAATAGATTCTAAGATATTGAAATCTAGTTTCTGGGTTTTTAATAGAAATATGAAAAGTATTATTGACTACATCTTCTGGACTACCTCCTCTAGTTATAAAAGAAGTACTAAATAATTCAGTAGTATAGAACAAATTAGTTTCTTGTCCATATTTATTATAGTAAGAGAATGCGTATTGTATAGTACCTGGTGGAAATACTCCACCACCCTCTTCTCTAGTAACTGTTACTTCTTCATTAAGGCTTAGCTCTTGTACAAAGTCAAAGCATCCTTGTGGATATAATTTAGCTTTTTCAGTACTTGTTAATTCGGAAATGTCTTTATCATACATTAATTTATCAGCTACTACATTAATAACTCTTGGTTGATTAATGCCATCTACCCAATAAACTTTTTGTACTAAGTCACCTTCATATATTCCTAAAGTTTGAAGGGGATTTTCACAATTCATTTTTAAATCTCCTTCATATATTTGTACACTTTTCCAAGTGTCATTTACTTTAGAAATTCTATAAATATAATTAGTTTTAACTGCTCTTTTATATTCAGTGAAAACAATTATATATTCCCCTATAATACAATGCCCAACATATAAACCTTTAATATCAACAGTATCAATAGGTTCTGTACCTCTTTCATTAGTCATTGATAATAAAGTATTATCATCCCTGGCTGTAAATCTTATATTATGGGCATCCCAAAGAAATTTAGCATCTTGTCTTATCTGATGATTATCTCTTCTTAGCCCTTGAAATACATGGTTATCTTGCTGCATAATTATTGAAGCTTTATTTTCTCTTGGGTACCATTGTTCTTAAATCCCTGACTATGCTCAGTAGTTCTTTGTATCAAGGTATTCCAAGAGTTGGTGAAAGATTGTAACTGGTCAATAGAAGGTCTTACAAGGTCTGACTGAGCCTGTCCTACTGCCCAAGCATATTGCTGTTCTGCATGTTGTAGAACCTGTTGTGTAATCTTGCCAAGTTCAAACTGCACAGTGAAATACTTTACCTTTATGAAGAGTTCAAGAGCTTCTTCAAAAGAACCATTCTCAGGTATGAGGGGGAAGCCCTCCTCATCAGTATTGAATGCCCTATATGCTACTTCAATAGTTCCCTCTTTCATAGAAGTAAAAATGCAACTACCTTGTAATTTATATGTAAGGTCATTATCCTTTGTCTTATTAGGACTCATATGGAATGAGTCAGTGGAGTATCTGAATACTTCATGAAACACCCCATCACAGTTGTGTCCTACTGCTCTCACCTGTATCATCTCATAGAAGTCACAAGGCAGTTTACCTCTATAGTTCTCTATCTCAATCTCCTCTGTCTTCTCAAGAAAGATTGATGGCATACCTACCTTCTGTATGAACCTGACAGCATAATTGACTACCCTTTCCAAAGAGAGGTCCTGTAGGAGGGGATTGTCCATTAGGTTATCGAGAACTTGTCTTATACTTATATACTTTGTCATATCTTAAAAGCATCAAAATTACCACTTTTAATTCTTTGCTTTAGCCTTTTCTTAAGGTCTCTATTCACCATAAATTCATAGAACGATTTATTCTTGTAGTTAGCCGCTGTCCTGTTATAAAAGATAGAAAATATCTCTTTTTCCTCCATTTTAATGAGTGTTCTTTCCTTATAGGCTTCCTCATCTTCTGACCATAATTTAAGTGTTCTGTCCCAATCTACAGGTAGGTTAGTCTTTACCTTACCATTCTCAATTGAGATTCTTGCATCATATTTTCTCACCTCTATGACACCCATCCTACATGGTAACTCTATATCATGACCATGTATAAGTGCATCAGCAAGAAGGTTATTCATTCTTCTTATTATGGAGTAGAACTGATGTTCTGTGACAGGCTGTCCTATATCAAACCATTTGTTCTTTCTGATATACTTATATATATCATATACTCCATATGAATTGTTTACCTTATGGACTCTTGGTCCATTAATCTTGAGTACTTGTTTTCTGAACTCATCCATTAGTCTTCAATCTGCTTTTGAAAGTTTGACTTCATGTTTTTCCTCATAAAGGCAACAAGGTCAGACAGGTCATCATTTGCATCATTTGTTGAGTCTTTCGGACGATATACTGCACCAGATAGATATTTGACTGTGAGTTCAATCACTGTAGAGGCAAGTCCTTCTTCAAGAGGGAAATCCCTGTCCAGTACATCACATAATTTAGTATCAGAATCACACTCCAACTCTGCTGCTTTTTCAGGGTCTTCAAAGATGCCTGTCATCCTTACCTTTTCAAGATAAAGGAACTGAGGATTACTTGACTTGAAGTATAGGTAATCATCAGGCCCTTTTGACGCATAGATAATGTTCTTAAGCCATCTGTTCTCACCTACATATCTCATCCTTTCTCTACTAACATAAGTAATATGAGTTCCTTGGTAGAAGTCTACAGGGTAAATAGTGTTGGTTCCTATAGACATGGTTGAAGGAATTTTCTGTTCACTTCTTAGATAAGTTCCTCCTTCACAAGGCTCTCCTGCAATAGCTGGTACCTGTATAAGGTCTAAGCATAATGTCTGATAGTTACTTTGAGGTATCTCCTTTCTTACATCAGAATATCTTTGCTTAAGTACTAAAGCTCTTATCTTTGATATAAGGAAGAGAACATGTTCCAAGGTCATGTATGAATCATCTGATGCTACCTTAAGAGAATCAAGGCACATATATATAATCTCTCTGTATGTCATATCCTTATAAAATTAAAATGCTGTTGCAAAGGTAAGAATAATTCTTGACTTTCACAACAGCATAATAATTTTTATTTTTTACTGTAAACAAGTTCCTTTACAAGAGCTATAAGGAATAAGACAGCCTCCTTGTAAACATGAGAGAGCCTTCTCTATAATAAAGTTCTGTTCAGATGTAAGGGAGTTCTCTTCCTTCAGCTTTGTAATATAAGTCAGTACTAGAACAGAGAATGTATCATTGTCAGGAATATAACCTACTTGAGACAGTCTCTTAAAGTACCTGTTAAGAGTGTCATAAAGTCTGTTATTTTCCATTGCATCCACATCCTTTTATAGTAGTCCCTTTTATCCTTGTAAGCATCTTCCAATATTTGATAGCCATACTATAGTTACAGGTAGCTATAACTATGTCAAGAGCATATCTCTTAAGTATAAAATCTACAAAGCCTCTTGGTATTTCACAGGTATCCCCCAGTTCCTTAAGGTATCCAAGTCCTTTATCAAGTAGAACATTTCTGTCATAGACAGCAGCCATATCAATTACATCAGCTCCACAAGGAGTGTCGGGGGGAAGTTCAGCATGCACCTGTGGAGTAATAATAAGAAGCTCCTTCTTGACATCAGAAATAGGGATTTCAGCCTTGTATCTTGTTACATTATCTTCATCCTGAATAAAATATGGAGTATCAGTTCCATAGGTAAGTGGAGTATCAACTCTCACACCTTCTATGCTGATACTGCTATAGTATGGCTTGTCCTCAACCTCAAAGTCTATTATAAGATTGTTGCCTTCTATCTTTAGTGTATTGTACTTTATCATGGGAGTATAATAAAAAAAAGGGAGGCTTGTGACCTCCCTTATGATTAGTCTAGTACCGTAATACCTATCCCAGAGGCAGCTGTAAACTGACCAATGAGCTTGTATAAATCTGTCTTGTTCTCACATACAATAGTGATGTCCTTCTCTGACTTTTGTGGTCCTTCATTAGGACCTACATAAGCATAGTGGATTTCAAGAATATTGTATGCAGTGTCAGGGTTAACAAGATACTTGGTTTGGATGCTGTTAGGCCATCCAACATTTCTGTATTGGTCACCTCTTTCACCCATGCAGAAATACTCAAGGTCTGCTATCTTTCTACCATTGTTTCTTACAATGTCACTCTTATCATAAGTGACGGTGCCCCACTTAACTTCATCTCCATCAGAGATAACAGTAGTAGGAGTAACTGTGAAATTAACATGAGTCTGTTCCTTGATACCGAGAGTCCACTCTTGCTCTACTTCAGTGATAGTTATGCCATCAACATACTCTTCAGGAACAGTGATAGCTGCACCAGTAGTGTCTATAAGAGACTCAGTGCCATCAGCAGTAGTTTTGACTCTTCCTACAACCTTGTCAGCAATAGTAAACTCAAGCATTTTGTTTAGCTCTCTGCTGAAGTTCTTATAGAGAGAGGCTGCAAGCTTAGTGTAAAACTCAGAAGGCTTCATACCCTTCATAGCATGAACAGCACCATACTTGAAGTATGGTTCTTCATCTGACATTCCTACATAAGGGTTGATACAGATTCTAAGGATGTAATCCTGTCCTCCAATAAGCTCACCTCCATTTACATTCGAATCAAGTTTAACTACAGCTTTCTTAAGTGCATACTTCTGAGTATCAGCCTCTGCACTTACAGCCTTTACATGGAGGATATTATCTTTATTGATAAGGTCACTCCTCATAAGGTTGTCAGCTCCCTTGTATTGGAAGTACAGATTCCTACTTTTCTTACTTCCATCAGCCTTGAGAGCAATGGTACCAGCAGTATCTGACTCACTCACTTTACCATCTGTCTTCTCTGCAGTACCTTGTACTGCTGTGACTACATAAAGTTGTCTTACTTGGTTAGTTGAAAATACCATAAATTTATTTTATTAAGTTTTTATTCACCTGCATTGGCTCTACTCTTCAAGGCAAGGCTAACTGCCATTTCTAGTATCACTCTATGTATTGCAGGATTTAATTTACATTTAGTTGCTTCTCTCACCTCATTAATAGTAATACCCTCGGGTAAATCAATTAGGATGATAGGGTCAGGCTTAGAAAGGTATCTAATCCAATACTTGTCTATATTGTAGACTGAGATAAGCTCAACAGTGTTTTCCTCTGCATCAAGCCTTAATACCCTCCTCTTGTTGGGCATTCTAAATGGGTTTCTATTGGTTTTGTAGAGTTCATCCTGAGAAACAGGAACTACTTCCATAATAGAATCTTTGGCACAGCCCAGCCTTTTATCTTTTGATTCAACAGCCTCATAGGTTATAAACCAAATGTCTTTAGGGAGTTTAAAGAGATATGAATTACTTGTAAGTACCTTTCCTACTACTTGTTCACTAGTGGAGTAGGTCTTCACAAGACTATCCAAATATCTTCTCAGTTCTTCTGTCTTTTCAAATGAATCCCCTGTAAGGGTTCCCTTATAGAGAGATATTACTACACTCTCTTGTGCCTTTGTGAGGAATACAGATTTCTCATATTCATCAAACCCAAGTGGAGTAAGTAGTGGTAGAGAGGCAGAGTTGCTGTTAACTAAAGTATCAAACTCATTTGAGAACTCTTCATTTGTCATAATTATTTACTTTGAGTTACAATACCCATATTGGTTTGTGAGCTCTGACCAAGAGCAAGCTGCGAAGCAAGGTCACCAGTATATGCTGCTTTTGCAAGTTCAACCGCCCTCTGTAGAATCTCAGGGTGAAGAATTGGGTCAAGCTCACAAGTAATTCCTTGTACAGCCTCACTTACATTAGCTGTTGGATTACCTTCCCCATCAGCTCCCACATAACCATCAAGAGATGTACCATCAGATAAGACATCAAGGATGATAGCTCTAGGTTTCTTCACATACCTTATTACATACTTTGTTATAGTATCTATAGGTCCTACAATAAGCTCTGCTTTCTTGATTCCATCACTATTATCAAGTAGTCTCCATGCTTGGTTCTTGATGGGTCTCTTGAATGGCTTACTCATAAGTCTTGAGTATTCCATATAGTTTATTGGAACTACTGTAAGCCTGACAGTTTTATCATTTCTTGTAACTTCAACATATTCATTGACAAACATTAAAATGTCAGGGTTAAGAGCAACTGCTTTAGTATTGTCCCTAAGGTCAAAGAAAGAAGTAGTAAATATGTCTGATGCCCCTCTGGAGGACTCATAGATATGACTCCTCATAATCATAGAGAAGTCAATCTGCCTCTTCTCATTACCATCAAAGCCCTCCTGCGTTTTATTTGTCTTTGGATTGAAGTAAGCTTTGATGATTTCATCTTGAGCCTTTGTTAAAAACACAGACTTTTCATACTCATCAAGACCTGGAGCCTGATTACTTGTGATATTATTATAGAGCACATCAAACTCATTACTAAACTCTAAATTAGTCATAATGTTCTTTTTTACTCTATAAGTATAGAGCAGGTTATTTTAATTTAGCCTCCAAGCTAAACTTTACTTCCTGATGTTTAGGGTTGTTAAGATACTTAGCTGCTATGTTGAGTGTAGGTTCTTCATTAGCCTCACACAGTGGAGTATTATCACTTCTCAGATATAGATAGTTTCCTCTGTTAGAGATAAGACCTGCTTCAATGGACTTCTTGATAAGAACCTTTGTAGGAAGCATTGGGTCACTGATAACTCTAAGGAAGATTTTACTATCTGCCTGAATAAGGTCATTAGCCTTAGTCTGTAAGAACTCAAGTTTAGATGTAGATGCAAGAGGTCTTCCGTCGATAGTTTCAATAACTACTCTTAAAGTATCTGCATCTTCTTCTATCTTGCCAAACTCCTTATAGCACTTCATCGTGGTACTCATATTAACCTTGGCACTCTTTGTTTCATCTCCCTCAGAAATGATTACAAACTGATAACTTGCCTTAGGAGCATCCTGCAATGCTTCAAGTGATGGGGCAATATAGTTCTTGTTGGCTAGAAGAATCTTATATCTTATATAATCTTCAGGGTCTGATAGATTGAGGTAATTATCCTGTTTGGTAAGCCTTACTCTTGAAATACCTTTATCATTTGTATCATCCCAGAAGTTATCTGTTTTTCTGTAGATAGAAAGGGCATTTACCTCAAGTCTCATGATGTGCTCAAGGAAAGCCTTCTCATCATCTGTCAGTACATTTACATACATACCTGAGCTTAATCTAGGTACTGTAAATATCTTGGTAGCATTTTCAGCCATACCTCCATAGAGGATATGCTTAGGATTAGTAATCATACCACCAAGCTTGGGTATATGTCTTACAATTATTCTTTCATTTCTAAGACAGTTAATCAGCTGTCTTGGTGCCCTTCTCATAGGCTGGTTCTCCACTACAGGGGCAGCCGCAGGCACTTCCTTTAGAGGTAGTTCATCAGATAAATCAATCTGAGCTACATTTATTTCTTCCATATTTTTCTTTGCCATATCTTCTCCTTAAAAAGTTAAAGAAAGGGGAAGAGAGAATTGCTCTCTCCCCCTTATTTTGATTTTTAGCCCTGTAGAATAGCAGGGATAAGTGACATTGTTCTAGTTGGGTCAAGAACACAGACACCAAGAGTAGCCATTCTATGGAAGGTAGCTGAATCTTCATCATATGACATGAATTGATTACCAAGCTGACCTGTAAATGGGTTTCTCACATTTTAATGTTACTAATACATCGTTTCCATGTATTATCTCTATCTTTCAATAGAGTTCAGACTATATCTTCATCAGTATAAACTGAGCAAGGCATTTCGGTTTCACTTGAAACCTACTCCCAAATGGGATAGTCGTTGAACCTTCAATTATATATTGAATTATAATTGCTTGGCTGCTGATTATCCAATCTTTCACATTGTTTCTTTTTATGAATTATGTTCTTGAGGGACTGATATTCTATATTAAAGAGTTTAGCTATTTGATTTACTGTATATAACTCTCTAAGTTTATCTATTTGACTAATTTGAAAATCAGTAAGTAATGTGTTTTTAGAAACATTCTTACATATTTTCCTATTTCCGAACTTGAAAGAGTGAAGGACATTTTCTCTAGCTGTGACCCATTCCAGATTTTCAACTGTATTATTAGTTCTATTGCCGTCAATGTGATTTACAGCCTCCTTTTTGTAAGGATTAGGTATAAAGGCTTTAGCAACTAATCTGTGAACAGGTTGAGAAGTCCAAGTTCCATCTAATTTCTGAACTGAACATCTACAATATCCATCTCTGTCTTTTGGAAATTCTGTCAATATTCTCTCTTTTCTTCTCTTATTAGCAGCTTTTTTAATTCTACCAATTGAGCTAACTTCTATACCTTTATATTCTAATAAAGGTTTCCATAATTCTTTAACTTCCATATTTAAATGTTTGAAGTTTAAAAAGCAGTGAAAGCTCTAAGGAACTTCCAGCAATTAACCTTGTTTTTATTTATCCACCTCTTCTGTTTCTAGGCCGTGGATTGGGAACTGAGAAATGTGTAAAGGCTTACGCCGCTAATCCCCATTGATAGCCTCTGAACTCCTCTTGTCCCTTAATCTTACACTTGAAGATGTTGGGTTGGTCCATAGTACCAATGTACATGATGTCATATCTATAAGAGAAGGCAGGACCACCATCAGGGTGCTGTACCTTGTTTCTTATTGGGTCATCATAGTATGGGTCAACATCAAGTTTTACTCTTACACCATTCGGTGCTCTATACTCTACAAACTGGAAGCCAGCTGCAAGAGCATTAGTGTGTAGATTGCTCTGAGTCTTTTCAACAATGTTAAGTGCATCACCGTTCAGTGTGAACTGAGTCCATCCACTTACAGTCTGAAGTACAGCCTTGTGGAATTGGATAGCACCTCTGTCACCTGTCTTGATGACAAAGTATCTGTCACCAAAATCAAGCTTGGATGCAGATAGTTCATACAGGGCATCTTCAAGAAGTTTCAAGCTGAATCTATTGTAGTACTGAGTATTTGCTACTTCCATCTGTTCAAACAGACCAGCACCCATCTTGATAACTTCACCTGACTTACCGAAGTTCATGTATTCACCATTGTTATTTCTGTTGCTTCTACCAAAAGCAAGGATGTTGTTCTTGTATTCAGAGAATGTTTGCTCAACTTCCCAGTCAACATAGTGCATCCACATGTTAACTACAGACTTAGTATAACCTGTAGGAGTTTCCTTCGTTACAGGGATACCACAGGCAAGCTTCTTGTTAAGCATATTACCAGGTACCTTGTGTTGGATTCTGATAGTAGACCATTCATTTCTCATTGATACAGGAGAAGTGAATCTAACATCACCAACTTTCCTCGAAAGTGCCCTTTCAACAGGAGCATATTCATAACTGAATCTCTCTCCTGGAAGCAGTCTTTCAGCAGGAATACCCTGAGTGATACCACCCATGAGTTCTACCTTGTAAACTGCATTAGTACCTTCCATTCTTGGATTACCAAGAATCCTCATGGGGTATACTTCATTCAGATTACCTACAATAACTTCGCCATCAGCAAACCAGTCTTCAGGGAAGACAAGCTCAAACATAGCTGTGCCAACACCTACATTAGCTACAGTTTCTGCGGTCACTACATTACCATTCTCATCCCTTGCCTGAAGTAGAGGAATATTCCTTCTGGTAGAGCCAATTACATCCCAGTAATATTCTGAGTCATCTTCAAACTCTTTTGTAGGGAACTGACTTAGGAAGGTATCAAGGGTCTTTCCCCTATACCAAGCTAGCAGCTGTACCATTAGGTTAGTAGCCTTCTGTGGAGCAAGCTGGAAGATTTGACCAAGGTGGTTGTCCTTAGTCAGACCTTTCCAGTGAGAAAAGCCAATCATTTGGAACTTATTCAGTTTTCCAGCCATAAAATAAATTGATTATTGGTTATATTTTGTTTAAGCATCAATGGTCCAGCCTTTACCTATAAAGGATTCTGAATCAACTCCACTTGCATAGTTAAGATTACCATCTGAGGTTCTAGCAGTATTGTTTAGAGTATTTTCCAGTTCTCTGAACCCTTTTTTTACTTCTTTTCTTACTTTACCTTTTACAAGACCATCAAGTGTTTTGAAGCCATCTGTGAGTGTGAATATAAGACCAAGGTTCTTGAGAAACTCTGTCCTATGTTCAATCTCATATCTCTGAATAGCAGTGAGCATTTCCCCAGTATCAGGGTCTTTATAGACAGGCTTGGCAATGTTGTCATAGATTCTTTGCCTTGTTGCCTTGTCAACCTCTATCTCACCAAAGACTTTCTTGTCAGTGAGGATTGAGTTCTTGAGCTGAGTGGCCAGCTCCTTTCTCTTTGCTACTTCTGCTTCTTCTTCTTTCTTGGCATCTTCAACTACTTCATCATACTTGGACTTGAAGTATTCCTTATTGCTTTTCAAAGCCTCTTTTGCATCATCTACATCAGTGCCTCCATTAAGAGATTTCTGAACTTCTCTTGAGGCTCTTTCTTTGCTGTAACCTCTGTTGATGAAGTCTTGATATATAAGTTGTTTCCTCAGCTTCTCTCCCTCATCAGTCTCAGCTGTAATAGTATCATCAGTAAGACTGTCAAGATAGTTGAGGGCACCTTCGTACTGTCTTATAGTATCAGGTTCCACTCCTGCATTGAGAGCCTCATCAACTCTCTTCTGCTTCTCATCAAGACTAGCCTTAATCTGCTCATCTACTAGTTTCCTAAGGTCTTCAGGGGTTTCTACTTTGGAAATAGTGTCTTCATCAAGGTCTGGGAAGATACCCTCCTCTGCAAAGGCTTTGGCAATGGAAGAGTAAAATTTGGGAGAAGTACTGCCTTTGTCAGGGCTAGTATCTTCCTTTTCCTCTACATCTTCACTACCTACGCTCTCTGGTTCTGTAAATAAAGAGTTTACATTAACCTCAGTAGTTTCTTTTTCTTTCTTTTCTTTGCCCTCTTCGGGCTTATCTTCTTTTTCTTTATCTGCATCTTCAGGTGCAGATTCCTGTGTTTCCTCATCTACAAACAAGTTCTCTATTTCAGAACCTGTGAGGATGTTGTCTAGTGATAGTTCTTCCATATAACTTCTCATTATTAAACTTCACTGCAAAGGTAGAAAAAGTTTTAATACTGCACAACAGACTAAATGAAATATTAATAGAATGTAAATAAAAATGTAAAAATAAAGGGAGACATAATATCTCCCTTTATATTTATAGCTCAGCTATGTTGTACAATGCCTCATTGAGTATTTGCATAGCTGTCTCACCACTAAGTATTGCAGCTTCCTCAGAGTAAGGATTAATGTCAAGAGCCTCACATATGTGCATTTCAAGATGGTTCTTTTCATGCTCAAAGGTGTTAACAAATTCTCCTATACTCGAAGCCTTGTGTATGACTATAAGTGAGAACTTCTTGTAGAAGCTTGAGTAAATGAAACCTGTATCCAGTTCTGAGTTCATCAAGTTCCTTTCCAGTTTCTCAAAGGTTTCTTTGTCAGGCTGAAGCTCTTTAAGTTCAGTGACTATCTCAGTCTTCTGCTTCTCATCTACAGTATAGTATATAACCACATTCCAGTCATACTTCCTTATCTTGAACTGCTGCCTGAGACCCATAGTTATCTATACTTTTCTTTGAGTTTTTCAATCTTTTCCTCAAAGCCTTCTCTATAGTTTTTTTCTATAGCCGCCTCTTTCATCGAAGCCTGCTTCTCTCATAGCCTTTCTATAGCCATGTTCACAACCTTCTTTGAAAGCCTTTTCAAGCATATAGTCCTCATCTTCCCTTCTTATACCTCTACCTCTTTCTTCGTAGTCTTCAGTTATTTGAAAAATCTTTCCCATATCCTATGATTTAGTTGTGTCCTCCTTAGACTTAAGTTGAGCCATCAGTTCTTTCATACCACTCATCATCTCTGACATTTGAGACTTAAGCATATCTATCTCTTGCTTCTGTTGCTTTTGTTCAGCAAACTCTGGGTTTAGTCTTTGTAGTAATACTTCGCAATCTTGAACTATTTTCTTATGATAATCAACGCTATTAAGAATGCCAAGACTTTTCTGTCTGAGGGAATCCACCTCTGAGTTCATAGCTTCTCTTGATGTAGTTATGACCAAAGCACCATTGGCAGTTCCTTGGTCTGCAACATCAAGGTTTGCAGGGAGTTTCTGCAATGTAATATCATTGCCATTTATCCTCACTACAACATCTACTACGAGTTCCTGAGGATTCATAAAGTTAGCTACTGGGAATCTAGGTTGAGGCTGAGAGACACTCAGTACCTGACCCACTTCAATATATGGGGTAGATTCTTTGTGAAGTATGTATAATTGACTGTTAGTTCTTAAGTTGGAAAACATATTGTTAATAGTTTAGTTGGTTAATTTATGCCGCTGGTGTTATAGCAAGAGTCAGTGAGTCATTTATTGTATATGAGAAAGCACATCCACAATTTATATTAGACCCGAACTGGTCTCTTCCCACATTGGTAAGTGTTACTGCTGTAGGTAGAGCAGTCTGACCTTGGAATGCAACTACAAAGTTTTCAGTAAACAATTGAGTATGAGCATTACATCCACACTGACTATTCTGAGTTACAACTGTTATCACTGCCTTAACAGGGATAAAGACAGTTGTCTCAACCAACCTTGGGGTACCTGTAGTATAAACTACAGATACCTGAGATTGTATAGTTGAATCTACACAGAACAGGCGGCATAGCTTTTCCTTGTAAGTAGCCATGAAGGCTAGTGTATTAGCTACTGGAGCAGCAAACCCTCTTTCAACAGAGCTATTTACAAAGTTGATAGAGTTCTGAAGAGTATTGGTCTGGTTCAGAGTGGAGATTTGGTTCTCATAATTAGTTCTTGTAATAGAATCTTGGATGTTGCAGCAGCATTGAGCTAGTTGGTTACCAAGCTGACAGTTACCTTGCTGAATGGAGTTGATGATTTGCTGACCTGTCATACCTACTTGGTTAGCTATAGACTGTATAGAAGACTGTACCTGACCAATAGCAGTCTGGAGAGCATTTACATCACAGTTAAGAGTGGTAGCAAGTTGTGATAGAGCAGTACCATTACCATTGATAGCTTGAAGTAGAACTTCTCTACCAAAGTCATTGTTAAGCTGATTAGGGATACCATCAGCCATACCATTTCTACCAAACATATTACCATTTCCACCCCATAGCCAGAACATGATGATTACCCAAATCCACCACATTCCACCTCCACCCCAGGCATCCTGGTTCTTTGAGGCATTCTGTATAAGAGCCATAAGGTTGGGGTCTACACCTCTGTTACCCATTAGACTTGCAATGAGTGCAGTAGAGTCAAACCCACCTTTGTCGGCAGTGTCAAAAACATAAGTTTTTTCCATGATTGTTAGATTATTTGATTGGTTAACTTGTTATATGTTGTAAGCTTACATGTGCTAAGTTAAATCAAATAATCTAATAGTCCTAACAATACTAATAAGCAAAAAGAAACACCCTCAAAGTATTAACTTAGAGGGTGTTACATTATTATATGTTTAGCATTGAGTTGCATATTTAGATTTACATTCCTTTATAAAGGCATCTAGGTCTTTCTTGGTCCAGCTTAATTCTTTAAAATCAGCAGTATGTTGACCTCTTGGTAGTTTACCTGCTCTTACATAGTTATCAAAAGTAGCTCTACTTACATTTAAATATCTATAAGCTTCACACTTACTTAATATTTTCTCTTTATTAGTTAACTCTTTAAGATAGCTTATAGCTTGTAAAGCTTCATCTTCTGTTAGATTTGAATTACCTGCATCTATATTATCTACCATCTTTAGAAGTAATTCTCTTATGACTTTTAACATATAAATATAATACTATAAATAGGGTTAAACACATTATTACATTATATAACATCATCAGACTAAAGTCAGACATAGGTATACCAACATAGTAATCAATGATGTTAAGTGTATCTGTAATAAGTATGTAGTACAGAAACGTTCTATGATAAGAACAAAACTTAAAGACTATAGATGCTAGATATACAAATATTCATGTAAACAAAGACATCCCAGCGAGATTACTCAGCACTGGGATGTCAATATCTACATATGCAAGTGCTGTGTTTATCATATAGCACAATGCAATCAGCATCGGAATAATCTTTAAAGAAATTAAAAGTGCCTTATATAGGACTTTACTTCTTAAGACATCCTCCTTTACCATATCTTTTCTTTTTCAGTCCAGCCTTTGGGGACATAGGTTTAGCTCTTCTTGCCATAGGATTTACTTTTTAAGTCTACCACCGCAAGCCATCTTTCTCTTTTTGCCTTTTTTACATGCCATAGTACTTAATGTTTATTTGGTTATTATTCTGTTACTTCTGAAGTCTTTAGTTCTTCAGACTCAGAAGGTTCATCTGGTTTCAGATAATCTACTGATACAAGATAAGGTTCCCATACCTTAGTAGTGTGGTTATATCTATGTATAGCCCTAATATCACCAGTTGATTCATCCTTGTCTACCCATAATATCTTAGTATCTGTAGGGGGATAAGGTGATTCATATAGGTTATTCAGATTTAGCTTCTTCAGGTTTAAACATTTCTAAATTTGAAAATTCTCTCCTTCTAATCTGACAAGAAAGGTCAGTACAGATAGAACTCATAAGACTAAATAATTGAGTTCTTAATTCTCTAACTTCCTCTTCCAATTCTTCATTTCTCTTTAGAACCTCTTCCAGCCTTGTCCTGTTATCATCAGACAACTTCTTATAAAAGTCAAGAGATTCTTGCATGTTTTGTATCAGATTATTGTCTACTTCGCTGTTGTACTTCTTTCTGGCAAATATCCAAGAAGCCCAAGCACTAACTACAGTAGTAAGTAACCCTATACCTCCAGTAAGAAGTGTTTCCGTTTCAATCATTTCTAAGTATTGGTCTTTAATTTGAGTTCTATTCTTTCAAGTAATCTTACTTGTTAGGTGCCCTTGTTAAAGATGGTTTTTATAAACTTAATAACCTTATAAACTAGGATAAGAATAAATATAAACCCAAAGCATATAAGGAATGATTGATAGCCTTTAATTCTGTTGACTTCCTTTACTTCAGTAGTCTTAATCTCAACTGGTACTTCAATACTATCTGTTTTGACAACAGTGTCAGTCTTGTTAAAGTATTTGTAAATATACTTATACTTATACTGATATACTGTGTCTCCACTTATAAATCTGTCAATGCTGTCATGAACAAAGATACTGTCTTTATACAGTTGATTTACATATTCAGTTCTTACAGTCTCCACTAAAACTGGTCTATCTACATACTTAGTAGTAGTACAAGAGACTACTATGAAGATTAAAATTGCTATCAATAAACTCCTCATAACTTCTCTACTTTAACAAGTCTTCATATACTGTCCAATCAATCTTGTCTTTCTCCTGCCACCCAGTGGCTAAGGTGTCAGTAATATAGGACATAGCACTGATATAGAAATCCTTTAAATCCTCCAGACTTTCAAACTTATAATATACAGGAGACTCTGTAGTGCCAAACTTGAAGGTAGGAAGTACCTGACCATTTGTTTGTACAGCTAAGTCATAGGCTGTCTTGTAATTGAGTTGGTTCTCCATAGAGAGCCATACAGGAACACCCTTCCACACAAAGCCTGACAATACGAGCCTATCAGTTCTCTTATTTATCTCTGTAAGAATAAAGTCTTTTATTTGACTTAAAGAGGGCTTATTCCTAAACACATGCTCAGCCCATGTTCCTACATTGGATTCTACTTTATTACCACCTTCATCAGTGTCATAAAAAGGCTTATAATCAAAAGCTATTTTAACTATATTACCGCTAACTGATATTGGTGTGTAATAGTCTTTTAAATTAGTTACTCTTATCATTGTGATTAATTTTTAAAGCTACTCCTTGCAACTTTTGACCCAAGGTATATTTAAATACCTTGGGAAAAGTTGTACTATAATTAAGAGGGGGGACAAAAAGCCCGAATATTGAACTTATTATAAGCCTTAGAAACTGTACTACCACTATAATAACTGAAGGAGTATGCCCAAATCAGAGTAGTATTTACTTGAGTACTAGTCTTATATATGGAAGTGAAGTTTATTTCAGCACCCCCTATTAACTGCATAGCCTCTTTAATAGCAGTTCTATTGTCAGATACACATTTCCATTCTCCTAAAGAACCAAGATAGCCTGTCTCTCCATTAGGAAATGTATATCCTGCACAATATTCTGCCGCAGGGGCTCCTGTTACCCCTTCACTGTCAGTAACTCCAGCTAGTCGCTCAATAATTTTAGGTGTATTACCAGCTCCATCATTATCTAAAACTGCTGTAGATTCTGAAGTACTTGTAACTATACCTGTAATAGTGGTATCATAACCTCCCCATGCCAATTCAGGACCCTCTTCTTTAGCAATAACAAAGCTACTACTAATTGGTCTGACTACTGCAACACCATTTGCCTTTTCATTAGCAAAGCCCATTGAAGCCCAATCCTCTGGAGTGTGAAGAGTGCCATCTATATGTTGGATATATACCTCAGCAACTTCAACATAATTTATAGAAATACTGCCCGTACAACTTGTACCACTAAATGACCAACTATTATCAGGAACCATAAGATTTTCTATCTCTGGGCCTACTACTTTAACTGTAGTACCATACTTTATAGGTAGTATATAAGTACCTGCCTTAACTGTAGTTTGAACCTCTTCGCCATCATGGTTGGTATAAGTAACAAAGAAGTCGGGGTTTTGCTCAGACATATTGGTGTCTATAACTATTGTGGCATAATATATCTCATTGGCTATCTCATATACATTAGTATTAATCTTCTTAAGAATAATCTCTTGTGTAGTACCCATGCCTTCAAAGTATCCTCCTGAGGGTGCTGTAACAGCAGTAGGTAACCCAGCATCTCCTCCTACTACAAGCTTCTCCCTCCCGAAGAGTTGACCACCAAAGAGTGCTCTGATATTTGTACTCTCTATTGATAATCCCTCTTTTTTACTAGTATAAGCAGTAAGATAGTAGCTAAGTGTGCTGGGCATAGCATTACCCCCTGTGATAGTCATACCAGAATCATATAAGTAGAGGTCTAAAAACCCCTTCGATGGAGAAGTAGTATTTGGAAGACTAAGATATTGCCCACCAAAAGCTAAATACATCTCTGAAAGTCCCTCATTTATCTCTAAACGCTTTATATCAACCAATCTTGCGACTCTATCTATAAGAGTTATAGTGTTGGGGAGGCATAAATGCTCAAAAGGTCTATCAGCAAACATATGGTTTTTTATAGTAGTGACTGATGTAAAGTACTTAAATCCGCTAAAATCACCTTTGTAATTTGATGCTAATGATTTAAATATAGAAGTATCTTCAGTAGAGCCAGGCTGTATATCCTCGGCAGTAATTGAAGCCGCTTCTTCTTTAGTAACATAAGTACTATTGGCACACAGACCAGCATCATAGAATACTTTTGCTATTTTAGCATCAGCAACAGCAATGTCATCACTAACTAACTGAACAGACTTTGATAAAGTAAATAATGCAGAACCATTATAAACTTTAGTGAACCTTGCTGTTAGAGTACCACTTATAACAGTATTAATGACTTGAAGTCTTCTTATAATACAAGAAGTTTTACTAGATTCTGCAATTTCTGCATAACCATCAAGACCAGTTAAAGACCAAGTTACATTAAAATCTCCTGTATAAGTATTGGAGTGTTTTATTGTATAAGTAGTCTCTGCTCCTAACTGACTATCTCCTTCAAGTGTTGTGTCGTTACTTGAAGGATACGTCTTTGAAAGAATCCTAGTAGTCATTGTCTTTGTTGTGGTTGTGACTTCAGTCTCTCCCCCATTTCGTGTTTTAGCTATTAATTGCACAGTAATCACTCTACCACCTGCACCTTCTGTAGTAGTTAATACACCAGTAGTAGAATCTAGAGTTATTGCTGAACTGCTACCCGATGTTATAGAGAAAGAGGCTGATTGTAATTCAGCACCAGATACAACACATGAATATTTACCAGTACCACCTTCAGTTAAAGACTCAGGACCAACTAAGTGTACAGCAGGAGGAGCTATGATATATAACTCAGATGATGAATTAAATATATTATTTCCAAACACTGCCTGAAGCTCAGATAACTGAGATTCACTCACTTCAACTAGTTTAATCCTACCCTTTAATTTAAGAGTACCAAGAGCCTTTAAACTAAGTAACTGTGCAGTATCTACATTAGTCCAATCTATATTATCCATTACTAGTGAACACTCACTTGAGTTTGATGTTTTATTGTTGAACCAATTATAGATAAAACCAAAGTTATTGCTTACAAGAGGACAATTTTTGATATTTATATTCTTCAGAGTTTTAATATCATCAAAGGTTATGTTACTATAAGCTAAGAGTGGGAGCTGTTCTAATGTTAAATTAGTTATAGTAGCAGGGAGCTCAAGAACTTGAACAGGGCTTCCTTTAGCTAGTAGTAGGGAAGCTATGCCTGAATTTGAAGCCCATATTGATTCAATATAGTGATGTTCTGATAAGTCTAATGAAGTCAACTTTTTGAAACCTCTTATATCTATAAACTTTAACCTTTTAGCCTGCTTTAATCCCGATATTGCAGTAACCTCATTATTAATTAATGAAGAACTACCAAGCGGAAGGTGAGTAAGACAAGTACCTAAGTTATCATCATAAACAGCTGCTATTGATATAGTAGCTAGCTTATCAGCCATCTTCCTAGTATTTAAAAGTTTAATATTAGGAGCACCATATATTCTAATAGGGTCACCAACATTAAGTACTTCAGTAGTAGTAAATGTGTGCTCACTGTCTATATCAAGATAAATACCTGTTTCTCTTGGTTCATCATTAATGCCATACCCAAAGTTTATTGGATAGCCTGACACAATAGTAAACCGTTGACCAGCAGGAGTACCATTGATACATTTAAGCTCAATAGACTGCGATTTATAAGGACCTGTAATAAACTTAGCATCATATATAGAGAACCTCTTTGCTAACCACCATTTTCTATGTAAGTCTCTTTTACCTTGTAACATGAATAGGTTATCAATTCCTTTCTCTGCATATGGTCCAATGTACTTGTATTGAGCATCTTGATTGTAAACCCTTTCTACCCATTTATCTGCCTGCTCTCCATCAAGCATATCAATTATATTGATATATGATATACCCGCAGAATATAAAGCATTATCCATCTTTTGTACTATGCCCATGAATTCTTCATCACCTTCAAGCATATTCCAAAGTCTAGAATCATGACCTGCAAATAAATAAGCACCAGAATCATCAGTAGACTGCCTGTCATCTGTTGGTTTTACTCTTAGTCTACCAGTATTTATAAGACCATGAACAGTATCATTATCATAGTGAATATAGTAGAAGTGAGACCCATCTTCTGAAGTAAACATTGCATTCTTTACAGTTTGGTCAACTGCCGCATGTCTTAAAATATATACATAATATGCAGCCAGTTTATAGATGTCCATATGCTCCCATTTCTCTGTAGCAAAGTTTTCTTGAGAAACAGTACTCATCCACTCTGCAAAGGCCTTTAAGTCTGATATGTCTGGATTGCTTGTATCAGGGTATCTACTTTCAAAAGCATCTTCCCATTTAGTGTCAAAGTTCTCAGAGGTAGTAAATAGAGCTAAAGAATTGCCATTGTTGAGTACCTCCCAACATTGCATTCTTGAGTTATCAAAACCAGGAATTCCTTTAAATCCAAATACACTTTCTGTGGATTTATCATTATTAAAGTTATACTTACCTATAAATATAAGGTCATCATTCTTAGTCTTTCTATAGAATAAAAGTATAGGAAATCCATCAATAGCAGTTCTTACATCATACTCATAATCTGCATTGATAGCTGCCTTTTGAGCATTAGTTCTACATACATATTCTCCATCTATTTGAACATTGTACAGAGCTTTGTTCCACAATTTAGCAATACCAGTATTATGAGTACCAGAAGACTCTGCGTAATCAGCTTTAAGACACCAACAATTAACAGGTTGTGAACCCTCTTTAAAAGAGTATAATTTGTCTTGAACAACCTTTCCATTAGAATCATATAATATTGTACCATCGACCTTCTGTGTATAAATTCTAAAGTTCTTTTTAGGATAACCCATGGAAGATGTACCCTGTGGTCTCATAGCTGCACTAACCATACTAAAGTTCCTAGTAGGGTCCTGCATGTTGTAGTAGTCTATATCTACTATTATCTGAGTATTCTTATCAGAAGTATTTTCAAGTACTGGAATATCACCAGTTACTATCATCACTGGCACTCTACTCATCATCTTATTAGGGTCAAAAGATGTAGTTCCTTCTGTGTATACATCATTCTTCTCATATACAGAGGTCATCTCTTCTATACTATCTCTATAGAGAATATAGTTATTAAGAATTTGGTCAGAAGTTAATGCAGTGTTATATATTCTTATAGCCTTGAGAGATATTTCTACTTTATTAGATGCAGTGAATTCAATGGTTTTAGGAGAATCATATTTATCAGTAGCTGACCATGCCTCTCCTCTAGATATAATACCATTAGTATAAATAAAAGAAAGGCACTTATTAAGAGTACCACTACTCTTATTTATAACAAATGCTATTCTTACATTCTCACCACTTCTAAACTCAGTTTCTACAGTAACACCATTCTCAGAAGTCAATGATACTTTAGTTGCAGTTATAAGTAATCCAGTACCACTAGCATTTCTTAGGTCACATATGACAGCATCATCATCTTTCACATTTAATGTAGAGAACTCTAATTCAATAGTCTTTCCTGTTCCTGTAGGGTTATTATCTAATGGAGCATAGTCTATAGAGAATGAAGTCCCTGATGGCATTAACAATCTATTATTAACCCAACCTGAAGCATCATTCCACTTAAAACCATAAAATGTTCCTGTGTATCCATTATAGGTCCAGTTATCTCTATTGGGAGAGGAATTACTTTTTCCTACAGCTGTGAAATCCAGCTCAAGATTATTAGTGATGTCACTTATATTCATAGATGTAGGAGTCACTACAACAGGGATTGTATATTCTACTTCCCCAGACACAAGCTTCAACACTTTATTTCCAGACTTAGAAGATACTAACGTATAGTTATTTTCAGTATCATTACTCGAAGTTATAGCTCCATTTAACTCATCATTAAGATAAATACCTACCTTTATACCTTGTTCATTAGTAGGAGAATAAGAAGCAAACCTCAAACTATATGGAACATATTGCTCCATATTATATATTGATACATTATCCGAAGGACCTATTATACCATTCTCTGAAGGTATCTCAATAGCAATACCAAGTATAGTATCTGTAGATGCACCAGTATATACTATAAAATCTCTATATAAGGTATTTGTGTAGAACTTCTCACCATTTACTATAGAATGTGCTCTAAGTTGTAATGAGTGCCTACCTTGTTGTAGGTTAGACAGAGTGATATACTTAGTTCTAGATACTTCTACATCTACTACCTCATCTTCCTCTTTAACAAACTCAAGTTGTTCACCATCTATATACCATTCTACTGTCTTTGTACCATATCCAGAAATGTTAAATAGTACTTCCATATTAAGGGAAGTAGCAGAAGAAAGGTCATAAACCTTTGATATATCGAGTTCATCTTTAATAGTAAGATTAACTACTTGATATGTGACAGAAACTGTAGTAGCTGCAAGGGTGTTTTTATCTGTTATACCTATAATAATAGTATTTGTACCCTCACCTAAATATTTATCTAGATTAAACCTTACAGTACTTCTACTATTACGAGTTTCAGTAATAACTTTCTTTGTAGAGTTTCTTATTATTGTGTAAGTAACAGTAGCAAGACCACCTACTGAAGCCCCTTGTTTATTCTTTGTGTCAAAGATAAATTCTACATAGTTTCCTGTAGAACCTAATTGAACAGCTTTATATGAGCCTGATATTAGATTTATTTCTGCCTCATAATTAAATGGAGCATCAAAAGTTCCTAGCACCAACTCATTCTTGGTTGGGTCCTCTAGATATAAATCTCTATTTTCAATATCAGCAAATACAAGATACCTATTATTGGTTGTATCATAATAGAACACTCCCATTTTACCGTCAAGAGTCTTTTTTATAAACTCTTGAACCCTAAACCCACTGACAGGTAGATTTTCTGTACTGTCATCACCACCCCAGTCGGAGTGCTTATTTATTTCTTTATCATAAACTTTATTCACCATAATATTTATTTAGTATTTCTCCACCCTTCAGTATTTATCCAGCCCTTTTTATTCTTCCAGAAACCACCACCAAAGCATCCTTTAATAGCCTCCCATACTAATTGAGCTCCTTTTCTTATCTCTTGTATAGGACGTTTGCCTTGATATATGGTTTCTATAATTTTAGAATTAATTGCTATCATCGAGTATAAAATAAAAAGTGTTTGAGTCTTTAATAACTAAACTTTCATACTCCTCTGGGGTTAGTACAACGAATTTATCTTCTATGTATTTATGCACACCACCACTGAACACTGCATTATTACTGTCTTTAGTAGGTTCTAAGTCAAATGCTACACCGCCTGCCTCTATTACTTTGGCATCTATTTTAGCATTAAGCTCCTGAGCATAGTTCTTATTTTCCTCTATTTTAGTGTCTTGTACAAATTGGTCCCTTTCAATTATTCCTTTCCAAGTAAAGAGAGCGTTTATATTATCAATGTTGGCAACAATGGCATCTATTATATTTAAAGAGTCCTTAAATATTGAGTCTATAGTGTTATTATAACACCGCACCTTGGACTGAGACACTTCCCCATCAAAATCTATTTCTAATACAAGTACCTCCTTACTTTCTCTGTCAATAGCTACTATATAGATAAAATCCCCTTTCTTGGGAGTGTTCTTATTAGTATCTTTTAAATACCAATCTTCTCCTTCTTTTTCCAGTCTACATATGCTTAAGTCAGATACAGTAGCTGCATCTCCGAAAGCTATATATGCAACAGTATCAGCATGAATAGTGTCTTTAAATTCTATATAGCCTGTTTTAGAATTAAAATCAGTAACAATGGATTGGTCTGTAAATAAGTAGAATTGTTGAGGTACATCCTCTAATACCCACTCATTAAGTTCTGTAGAGTATATATAACTTCTCTTTATATCAGTAACATAGCAATGTGTACCATTGTTTATTTTTCCATTTTTTAAGGATTCTAATTCTTTATATGTACCTACTATTCTATAGTTATTGGTCTTTTCAAACAGATAATCAAGAGCCTCTTTCAGATTTTTTATATTAGGTAGAGCCTCAATTGTAATATTAATATCCTCTGGATGTACTACATTAAGTGGTTTCCACTCTCCTGCATCAAAGCTTTTAAGTACTCCCTTACTATACCATAGTATATTAATATCTTCGGGCTCTTTATTAGTCTGTACTATTGCTCTAAATCTTCTCATTTCTTATAGTACTTACTTGTTCATTTAAATCTACTAAGTTAGAACCCTCCTATAATCTAATTGGAGGGTTCTCCTTCGCTTATTTTATCTTTAACAGTTTTTTTACATTCTTCACAATAGGCATTATATTTTTGGTACTCCTCCTGTTTTGAGTCCCTCTGTCTTAAAAGACTTAGTTCTTCACTTAGAGAGTACTTAGCTCTAATTAATTCATTAACCTGATTCCCATACTCTGTATCATTGATAATATTAGGTATGGTCTCCACTTCCTCGCATTGCTCTACTGACAGCCCAATAGCAAGCCCACGTTTGAAATAATTGTCTGTACCTATGATATGCACATACTTTCCTTCGGTGCTGAATATCTCGTTGTTCTGTTTTGTAACCATGATTCTATGTATTTTGTATAAGGGTTATATTTGTTTTCTCCGCAAGTGCCGCTATTATATCAGCGTCACCTTTCATCACATCATAAACTGCTTTGTTTAGACCGATAGTAATAGCCGTTGTTGCCTCTGAATTATTTATCATATATAAAACTGATTCTTTGGATAACCTTTGGCTGTTGTAGAAGCTAATACTCACTTTTAGTCCTTTAATATTGATAGTTTCAATATTTCCACCTATATTCTGGTTGCCGCGTGCCCCCATTATGTTTATAATGCCTTGCACTTCTCTAATTTTTTTGTTTCTTTGAAAAGCCCAATTGAAATCTATAATCTTAATCTCGTCAAAATTAGTCGGCGTGTACAAAGCTCTTAAATTCACTACTTCTAAATTATCATCATTATGCGAGATACTAAAGATAGAATTTAAGCTGATATTTGAAGCATACGCTATGATTTTATAATCCGGGCATGGGATGTTGGTGCGAGGCAAAGCAGTACCAAATCCATTCAATGCCGGCAAATGTAGCCACCATCCCCAAGTCTTTTCATATATCACCCTCATCTCCGCCTCGGTAATGTCCGTCAGCCCATTCAACTCATAATACCCCGTCTGCTCGTTGTACTTCGCACCTGCTGATATGTACAGGTCACGGAGTGTGCCTATTTTATCTGTTTTAATAGCTAGAGCTTCAAGATGGTCTTTAATAGCTTCTACTTTTGAAGAATCAGCCTTTTCCATAAGAGCAGTATGTACTGCTCCACCACTTACAGGATTAGTTGACCCTTCCTTAACTGAAGAATCTATAGTAAGTTTAGACTTAGGGTCGTCTACTGGTCTCCAACTTCCATTTTTATAAATCTTAAGAACACCTCCATCTACCCACAATGCTTTAGTACTTGGAGGGGGAGTAGAAGATTCATAAATACCTGAATATTTTATCATTGTTGTTTATTTTTATGTTGTAAACTTTGTCTCTTAATACTCATTTCCTCTTCCCTCTTAATCTTCTCCTCTGCCAATTTATCTCTTTCTAATTTCATTTTAATATCAAATTGTCTCATATTTTCCATAAGCTTAGCCTTTGCTTCTTCAGAGAACTCAGGTTCCTGAATACCATCATCAGTCTTAGATGACTGAGCAGATATTGTAGCAACAATAATTTTAGTCTCATTATCCCTCTGATTCATCTGGTCCTTAAGCTGCATGTCAGCTTCCTTGGCTTGGGCTTCAGCCTGCATTTGCTGTTGCTGTAACTGTGTCTGCTGTTGTTGAGCTCCCTGCTGTCTCTGCATTAGGTCTTGCTCATTCTTCTCAACCATTCTCTGTTTCTCTGCAAGAGAAGAACTATTATAAAGTTTCATAATAGTGGAAAAGTTTAATGTCTGATTCTGCAATGCTGCTTGAGCAAGCATATCCATCTTATTTTGCAACTCTTGAATACCATTACTATTGTCAACCACTAGACCATAGTCACACTCAGAGAATTCATCTCCATCTATATCCATTACCTTTGCTGAGTTATCAGAAAGAATATATTGGAATTTCTTACTTCTACCCTTTAATGCTATCTTAGCTGTTTCAAGGAAGGCTTCAAGAACTCTCTTCTTTACATCATCATGTATAATAAAGAGCCATTCTGTAATATGGGATGATTGTAATGTAGCTCTTTCAACACCACCAACAGTTTCTCTATTACTTATCTGACCCTCTCTTTGTTTGGAGATACCTGCTACATCAGCCATTTCCATTTTGATATATTCAAGAAGGTTAATATATTGCTGTATAGTATTACCAAGTTCAGCATTAATAACTCCTGAACTTGCATTATTAAGGGCTCCAGCAAGTTTACCTGTAGCTGCACCTATATTACCCTCCTTAAAACTATCTGTAACTACAATACCATTAGTCTTTGCGAAGTACATCCACTTATCTATCTCCCATCCTTTAGGGACCTTTGCAAGGTCAAGGTTAATAAGCATACCCCAGTTTCTTGAGATAAGTTTATTAAGCCTATCATGGATAGTATCATAGAGATAGTTGTATGGCTTCATCATATCAACAAGTGAGAAAGGCTTGTTATCATTGAGGTTATAGATTGAACCTATTATACCAAAGTGACACCTTGAAGGATTGGATAGTCTATTGTACTGGACAACTCTTGGTCTCATATTGACATATATATCAGTGCCAATCTTGATTCCTTCCCATGCCTCATTGATATAAAGTATCTTCTCTTCCTCTCCCTTATCCTTGTCTATAACATAAGTCTCAGGGTAAAGGTTGAATACTTCCTCCCCTGTCTGGGGGTCATAAGACTTTACTTTCTTAATCCTTCTTCTTGACTTCCAGTATACTCTAAGTACCCTGATATTTCCTGCTACATCAAAAGGAAGTAATGAAGTACCTACACCATCTGTCATTCCAATAGGGTCCCAAAAGAAACCTTCCTGTGAGGTAAATTCCTCTCCTACCATATGCCCATTTACAAAACCCATTCTGTCATCTATATTATCCATAGAATCAGTAACTTGGTCAGTATGATTAGGCATTTTCTCTATATACTCCATATCCTTCTTGGATAGGACATCATAATAAGTGTCTATGATTTTACCAGGACTCCAATAGTCCTCTAGTACAATCATATCAGCATCCTCAATCCTATTACTATACCCTGACTTAAATACTCTTATTTTGAGAGGATTAAGTCTTTCTATGATGGGCTCTCCACCTACAATATCACATTGGTAAATCTCTTCACCTACTGCCATTGCATCAGTGAAGCCTTGATTAAAAAGAAATGGGAAATTAAGCTCTTTGGAGTAATGATTAAGAAGTGCATTAGCTCTTACTTCCCTCATATCTTGCCACTCAAATGTGAAGAAGTCATTAAGCCTTTCAAGCTCCGCATTAAACTCTTCCTCTGTCTGAGTCTCTTCAGATAATAGTTGCTGAATTCTAGTAAGGAGTTCTTGCTTTTTATTATTCTCTATTTCTGATATAGCATTAGGGTTAGTTACAACTACCTTATAATCAAATACTCTCTTGGACTCTTCCCCTCTAAGAACATTTAGTTTACTATTCATTATAGGGTAGTGTTGAATCCTTTCAGGTACATAACCTGCCTTTATATTATCAGGATTCAATACCATTGTAAGGTCATTCATGTGAAGCCTGCCATTAAGTAAATCATAATTAATTTTCTTATGTATCACACTTTTTCTTACCAAAGAATAGTTGAAAAATGTCTTAGAGTCAGCCCAGTCGAGGTGTTTCTTTCTCCAGGCCTTATTCTTCCTGGAGAAAGGTAGTTGTTGTGGGGGTAAATTTGTGAAATCACTCATATATTCTTCAACTTAAATGTGGTACAAAGATACATAAAACATTTAATTTGTGCAAGTCCATAAGTAAAATATTAAGTCTTGATACTCTATTTTGCTAAATTTACTGTATATTACCTTGTGTATAGTTCCTTTGAAAGAAGGAGTCATTGCCTAAGTATGAGCTACTGGCTTCTTCTTGTGACTTGGCATTAAGATTGTCTCTATAAAGAATAATCTTTTCCTGTCTATATAGCATAACCATACCCAATGCTCTGATTCTATCCACATTAAGTTCGGGAGTATAAGAGATTAACTCCTCAAGAAGTGCTCTATTCCTTAAAGAATATAGTCTTGGTATGTTGACCTCCTTTTCTTCTCCATCCTCCTTTATTATAGTTGGAACTGGCTGAAGTAACCAGTCCCTTATAAGATTATTGGCATAGTTGTTGATTGCTGCACTTGCATTGATACCCTTACAGTTATGTGTAGTAACAAAGTCACCTATAAGGTACAAACCGTCCTCTCTATCTACTGTTACACACTTTGCTTTGGATTTGCCTATGTACTCTATATTAACTATGCCTACATACTCTGACTTTACTCTATTTACATTTCTAACTTGTCTATCTAATTTTCTTTGCAGCCTAAATAGTGGAACTTCAGTATATAAAATAACCTGAAAGATTTTATCATAGTTATTCTTAGATACCCTTAAATTCCCTATAATACCTAAACTCCTTGCTATTTCTAATATATCTTTAGCTAGCTTCTCACTTGTAGTTGTAAAAACAGGACTTCCAATCTTTGGGCAGGTACCATCTGTATCAAATAGCCCTCTTAAAATCTCAAGTCTTACTTCTCTAGAGTTATACTTATATAAATCTGGTATAAATTTTGTTCTACTTTTAGTATAGGCCAGACCTAACTCTTTAACTACATTTCCCCAATTTGGAAAATCTATAGACCAGTGCCTATTATCTAACTGTTTATAATCCATGTGCAGATATTCCATATATTCCATCATGTCATTATATGATGAAGTAAAGTATAGTTTATTTCCACAAGAAGTATATTTATTAGCCATTGTTCCATCACCTAACATCAACCCTAATAAGTAAGGATTTATAGGTATTGATTTCTCCATAAAATCTACACCAAGATTTCTTTTTATATAGAATTTGTACTCTTGCCCCTTTGGTCTCTTATATAAAATGCCTGACTTCAGCATATCTATTGTACTTATTAAAGTCTTTTTCTTAGATGTAAATTTATACACTTCCCATAAGTGACCCGAAGAGGCTTCTATAGTTCTCCCGTCCCTTAAAGTAACTCTGTAAATATCCAGCTCCTCATCTATTGGTATATCAATGACCTTAGTAGTGGTTCCATCTGGGGAAAATAATGTATCTCCTATATTTATATCTCCCCAACTCTTTAATCCTTGAGGAGTATATACCCTTTCATAATATGGGTGAGCATTTGAACCAAAAGCAGAGTACTTAATCATCTGTTTATCTCTAAGATATTCAGGAGTATCTGCTAATAGATGTGTACATTGCATCCTACTAAAGTAGGCATAAATACCCTTTTTATTTGATTCATACATACACTTTGCATTATAGAAAAGACAAAGAAGTCTCACTATCTCATAGTTATCTTCTGCAAATGCCTGTCTACCAGTGTATTCTGCCACAATTCTGTCAGTGAATAGGTCAAGTACAAAGGTTGAAGAGAGTGAGGAGGACTCAGCCTGGTCATTATCAACAGGGTCATGACCCATGATATACCTTAAATTAAAGTCCTCTCCATTAGCTTGTTTCTCTGGCATCTCGAATATCTCAAGGGCACCTACTGTAGAGTTGTCAACCCCATACTTTCTAATAGGTATATCATTACTTATTCTGAACTCAACCTTATTACCACTTGTCAAAGTAAGGTTTCCAATGTAGACATCATCAAGAGCATGAGGGTCAGAATCAAGTTGTGCAAGTCTTTCAGTAAGAGCTACTGTAGGAAAGTATGCAGCTTTTACTTTTATAATAGCCTCTGCTGGAGTAATAGGGTCCTCTGCAATAACTCTTAATACTGACTTAGGGTCAGCAGAATACTTTGCCTTATGTCTTGCAAGAAGAATCTCTATGAGAGCCTTTGTCACATCAGACACACCATCTCTATTGTAACAACCTGCCCTGTTCACATAGGAGGGAAAGAAGAATCCAAATGTAGGCTTTCCTTGCTTTGGTCTGTCATAGACATTCTCAATGGCGAGAATATTATAACCATCTGGATTATAGAGAAGAGTTTTTGCTGAACTGAAATCAGATTCATCTTCAGCGGCGGTACCTACAAGATACATAGTTGCAAAGGTATAGTCACCGTCCTCTACAGATTTTCTTGTAATATCATACAAAGACAGAAGTCCCTTGAAAGAACCCATCTCCTCGAATAGAATCCAACCTCTCTTACCTCTTAACTTCTCTGAGTCATCCTTTGCAGATACAGCCAGTACTTGATTCAATGAACCACTTTCAATACCAAACTCATCCTTGTAGCCCATCTGCCATGCCATCTCATTAGGAGAGTTCTTAAGCATAAGTCTAGGGAAAGGAGTATTCTTGAAAGAGAAGTTGATTCCTGGTTTGAACTTTGAAAGTGTACCATCCTTAGAATCACTAAGATACTCCTTCTGATAAGCAGTAAGTACAGTGATAACTCTTCTCTTTACTTCAGATGATTCACCAAGTATCAAGTTATGGGACATAATGCTTGCAAGACTATAAGATTTTGCACAACCTCTCTTTGCAAGTTCTATAGCATGTTTACCAGCTTCTCTTGCCTGATGAAGATAGTGGAACCTCCAATAAATACCCTCAAAGAAGAATGGGAAGGACTCAACTCTGACAGCTTTCCTTGTGCCAGGAATTACCTTGTTGACCATCATAGGACAATAATTAAGAAACCAATACAGAAAACCTGTAACCCACTCCCCATCACTTTCCCTTATGTAACCTTCCCTGCATCTTCTTACCTCCTCATCCCAGTGCTTCCTATACTCACTATTAGGATTGGAGTTAGGCTTAAGGAATGTATAGCAACCATGCTCCATAAAGTGAAGTGCTGGCTGTCTGAAATAATCCATATTCTCAAGTATATGTGGGTTGGCAAGGTCTACTATAATCTTTCCCTGTTCATCCCTTGGTCTATCCTTGGCATATTCCCTTGCAGGAGATATAAGCCTCTTTATCAAAGGTACACTATTCATAGTTTCCAGTAATTCCTCCTTGACCTCCTCAGGTAAAGACCCAAGGAGTTCATCAGTCAAGGGGGTCTGGTACTCATTCATTACAATGGCTGAGGTATTCTCCATAGATTACATCTTCAAGAATTGTTCTATCTTTGTTATTCAAGGACTTAGTATCAAAGAGTACCTTAAATAAGTCTGTAAGGAAGCCCATCTCAAAGTCCTTTATGACAAGTTCTTCATAGTCAGTAGGAATCTTAACTGTGAGTTTCTTAGTAAAAAATCTGTACTTGTCACTTCCTTTTACTACCCACAGAGTATATTCAAGTACCTTATATGTCTTGAATGTAGGGGCAGGAGTTATAGATTTATGAAGCACAAAGTGTTCTATAGCCTTTGCACACTTCTCATCATTATATCTTCTGCTCTCCACATACTTATTTAATGATTCAATTATGTCTTCAAGTATCATATTACAAGTCTTCATACATTGCCTTTTCCTGTGTACCTCTTACCTTGTTGCTTTGTGCAATCTCCTTGGCAATAGCTGCCTCAGCCTCATTAAGGCCTTTTACAAGAGAGGGAATCTGCTTGATAGTAGCTGTGATGGTATTGAGGGTATATATAGGCTTACCCTTGTCATCAACTGCACCAAGGTCAATCTCTCTTAATAGAGTCCTAAGTTTATCTACTGCTACTCTTGTATCCTCAAGAAGTAGTGCAGATGCAGGCTTGAAGGTTTTATAAAACTCCATTGCCTCAAGTACAAGATTATCAGGTTCCCAGTCACTAGGGAGACCCTCTCCTTCCTTAATGGAAGTCTTTCTGCTTTCCTCATCTATAATGTACTGATAGTCACTTCTTGGGTCAGCCATAAAGTAGATGAAGCCTAACTCTGATATAGCTCTGTTCTTACTGGTACTTTTATCTCTAGTCCATATCTTCTTGAAAGGAGCAAGTGCCAGTGCTTCCTCAGAAATAGTTATTTTATATCCTTCATATCTGAATAGTTTCATATCTAAATAGTTTCGATAAAAAAATAGCCTGTATGAAACTTAATCCATACAGGCTTATATTATTAAACAATGATTGAAGGAGGTTGTACAAGACTGGATTGCTTGGGTTCCTCAACTTCCTCATATTCCTCTATGATAAATTGAATGTCCCTATCCTGAAGAAGCATATAGTTCTTACCATCCATCTCTACAATGTCAAACCTGTATTCAAGGATTGGGTTGCCCCCCTCAATGTCAGTCTTTATTGAATTGTCCTTATGTTTTCTTACTGCAAATCTTGTTGCATCTATACATACCAAGTCACCTACCTTGATGCCTCTGACTGAGTCTCCTACTGCAACTACCTTCTGGTATTCCTTTACAGTGCCTTTCTGCTTTGTTGAATCAATCAAACCTCCTTTGGTAACACCATCCCTCTCATAGAGGTCCATGGTAGTTATGAGGGCAGTGAACATTGGCTTTATTTTCTTTACTTTAATCACGTTTTCTCCCTTAAATTTTTTATGTATCTATATCTTTCCTTTACCCTTTTAACTCTATCATAAGTACATGATAGCTTGCCAAGAGAAGGTATATTGAAATTTGTTCTTAGTTTCTGGAACTTCTCTTCTGATATATCATCTTTGAGAGGAAATGCCTGAATAGTGTTTCTTATTGACCTCCAATAAGATTTATACACTTTATCCACCACTCTAAATGGCAAGTTCAGTTCTTTAGATACTTGAGTTACAAGGCTATTATAATCCATCAGCTGAGTTCAAAGTTAAGAAGTAATCTGAAAGAACCCTGTTCCTCTGTAAGATTAGGTATGAATCTTGGATTGATTCTGCCACCAAGGATTACCTTGTTCTTTCTGAGTTTGCCCATTATTACTTGAAAGTGAGGGAGAGAGATATTACATTCCTCTCTCACCACTTTCTTTGTGTCTTCACTCATCACAACCTTATCAAGAATAACTTCATCCTGTATGACTTTGCTAAGCTCATATCTCCTCTTGAGTAATGAGGAGGCTACCTGCATCTCTCTGTCAGTGAGGTTATGAAAAGGTCTAAGGAACTCAAACCAAAACCTAAAGAAACTTGTGCTTATTGAAGTGGGGATTCTAATCACATTGTTCATCTTCCCCATCATATCCTTTACTCTTTTTTTGTCTCTTCTTCTACAGATGCAGGAGGAGTCATGAGTTCCTCAATCTCCTTTGCACATTTTTCGACAAAGCCAGGACTGAACATAGTAGCAGAAAGGGTAGGAGCTACTTCAACTACTTTAAAGCAATAGTCAAGCCTCTTGAACATATTGAACATATTAGCTTCTTGAAGTCTAGCACTCAATTGCTGTACCTGAGTACTTAGATTGCCTGCAATCTGTTCAAGCTGTTCATAAGTAAATCTTTTTGGCTGTTCAGCCACGTCCTTTTTCTCTTCCATTTTATCCTCTTCCATTTTATTTTATATTGTAGTTTTTATCTAAAAATCTAAAACCATGTCTCTCAATATAGAGCTTCTCCCACTCTTCTATGCTTGTTGAATAGATGTCAGCTGAGCCACAATCATCACAGTAAAGTAGGTCAGGAAGACCTGCATCCCTTATTTTGAGGGACAGACAATGCTTACAGTAGAAGACTGGTTCTTCATTATAGTCATTGTGCGATTCTGTCTTTACTTCTGAGTTGCCCATATATTACCTTTCTAAGTTCATTAAAGGGCCTTGTGTTCTTTTTTGAAGTCCTATTGTTGAAAGGTCTTTTTGGGTAGATTAACCCATAGTTTGAGATATGACCTCTTCTACAAGCCCTCTTGACTGATTTGAACTTTGATACTGCCTCGAATCTAAGCAGCATAAGTTCTTTTATTTTCTCTTCCTTATTCTCTCCCATATTGTTCAATAGTAGTAAACCATTATATAACCTTCTTTCGAGGGAAGGATTGAGACAACATCCTCCCTAGGTATCTTGCAGTCATTGACAAGGTCAACTAACTCTCTGATAGTCTGTGCTTCAGCAGCAGTCATTATCTTGCCATTATTAACCATAACTTCTCCCATATATTTTTAAATTTAGTTGCGGGAGGGAGATTCGAACTCCCGACCTTCAGCTTATGAGGCTGACTAGCTACCTCTGCTAACATCCCACAGAATAGAGCAGATAATGAGAATCGAACTCACATCTCTAGTTTGGAAGACTAGAGCACTAACCATTGTGCTATATCTGCATTTAGTTGAGCTTCCTAGAGGACTCGAACCCCTGACATACTGAGTACAAAACAGTAGTTCTACCAACTGAACTAAGGAAGCATCTCTTAGTTTGATAATGCAAAGTTAAGTAAAATATTTAAAACTACCAAATAATTTAATGATTATTTTTAAGATGAATACAAATAAAAGTGAAGAGAAGGAAAGATAACTAATAATACCTCTTCATAGTACCCCATGTAGGACTCGAACCTACTTTATAGTGTTACAATAGTTATGAGCCTGCATGTGACAATTTGCACATAATATTTGTAAATTATCTAAGGAGTTGTTGTAATGATTGAAATCTTTATGATGGAGTTCAAGTGGAATAGGTTTTCCCATCCATTCTGATAACCCACAACATTCGCATTTACCTTCTTTAACTCCTTCTTCTATCAATCTTATCCTCTTTTTAGAGTTGGATATATTTGGGTTATCTATCAATTCAAGAATAGATTTCTTGTATTTAGATGGCTTATGTCCCTTTGCTCCTTGATTCCCCTTGTAAGTAATTCCTAGTTTCTTGTAATAAGAAAGTAGGGTATCAACCTTACATGCTAACCTTCTAGCTATTTTCCGCATTAGTCTGATTTTCAGAAATCCATAGCAGTATTTCACTTTTTCTATCTATTATATCAGTTCTCATAAATTGTACCTCAGGTGAGAGTCGAACTCACAAACTAAAATCACTACATCCTAAGTGTAGCCGCTTTGCCAATTTGCGTACTGAGGCATTTATACTTCTGGGAGGGCTTGAATAACAGTGTTTAAAACTGTTATGTACACCAGTTTCACCACAGAAGCACTCTATTTCAAATAGAAGAATATTCCTTTGTAGCATCAAAGGATGGACAAGCCTTATTGGCATAGTCCCTGTGAGAGTGTATAGATGCCTTTGGATACTTCTTTTTGAGCTCTTTCAGTAGCTCTAACAGAGCTTTCTTTTGAGCAGCAGTCCTTGTATCTTTGGGAGTTTTGCCATCAGAAGCACATCCTCCAATGTAACATACTCCAATAGAGTGTGAGTTATGACCTGTACAATGTGCACCAATCTTTGATTCATCCCTACCCTTATTTATGGAACCATCTCTATATATTACATAATGGTAACCTATGTCAGAGAATCCTCTTGCCAAGTGCCACTTCTTTATATCAGCCACTGTAAAGTCTTTACCTTCAGCAGTAGCACTACAATGTACAATAATCTCATTGATATACCTGCTATTAGTAACTCCTAGTTTATTCCATGTACTAGGACCAACTACTCCATCAGCAGTAAGACCATTCTTCTTCTGGAAATCCTTAACTACCTCTTCAGTTATAGGACCAAAGATGCCATCAGCTATAAGATTTAACTTACTCTGTAGAGTCTTTACTTCATTACCTCTACTACCTAATTTTAATGTAGTCATATCATAAAATTTAGTGGAAACTCAAGGAATCGAACCTCAGTCTCAAGAGCTTCAATCTTGCGTGACAAACCAACTGCACCAAGTTTCCATATCTATTTTAACTCCTTATAAAAGGAACTATCCTTAAGGAGCAGGAATGAATACATCTCCTGTACACCTTATGGAATAGTTCTTAGCAGCTACTCTGAAATAAGCTTTGGCTGCCTTCTTAATAAAACTAAGTACTCTCATAACACCTTATTAATTTGGAGTTAAAAATGTTATGTTCTCCTACTAGGACTCGAACCTAGCTCTCAGGATTAAAAGTCCAGAGCATTACCTCAATGCTTTAGGAGAATATATGTAGTCTTTTCACAAGGACTCTAGGGTGGGAATTGAACCCACAAACACAGGTTTTGCAGACCTGCTCCTAACCATTCGGAATCCTAGAGATATGCCCTATTAGATAGGGCTACCTTAGAAAGAAATCTAAGGGTAATAAAGACATAGCAGTTTGAAACCACCCCAGGGACTACCATGCCACTCATGAGCAGTAGCCTTGGTGGGTAATGCTCCCACTGTCTCTTGCTTATAAGGCAAGTGCTTTTACTGTTTAAGCTACAAGGCAATATAATAGGGTGTTGTGGGGACTCGAACCCTCTTCTTCTCATCCACAGTGAGACACTTTACCTATAAGCTAACAACACAGTTGGGATAGTAGGACTTGAACCTACGGTCCTCTGAATATCAGTCAGATGCTTTGACCATCTAAGCTATATCCCAGTATGACAAAGGTGGCAGGACTTGAACCTACAACCTGTAGTTTTGGGGACTACTGCTCTACCATTGAGCTACACCAATGTATGCTACCTTTAACCATTCCCTGTAGCTAGGATGAATGATACGACATTCAAAAGGGCTAAACTTACATTATATTTCACAAAGCCTTTAAGTTACGTTGAGTCTTACACTAGTACTATTCTCTTTATGATGCTGGGATAGAGAGAATCGAACTCTCACCAAGAGATTAACAGTCTCACGCTCGACCTTCGAGCTATATCCCAAAATGGGCAGTTTCTTTAGCCTCTAACTACCGAAAAGAGGGACTAACAACGGTCATACATTTTATGAAAACAAGAAAAATAAAGTGGACTAACTGGGACTTGAACCTAGGACTCCTGCTTGCAAAGCAGGTGTTATAGCCAGCTTAACTAAAAGCCCATTTAGTATAGTAGAAAGGACTCGAACCTCCAACATCCAGGTCCCAAACCTAGGACTCTGCCAATTGAGCTACTACTATATATAGAGGAGAGCATTGGACTCGAACCAAAGCCACTTTTTACATGACCACTTGTCTTAGCAGGACAGCCCTACTCCTAGTAGATTTACTCTCCAAGTTTCTTATATAGACCACAGCAACAGTGGTCTAGTACTCTGTAGTTAAAGCATGGACAGTGCTTGTCCTCAGAATCATTCTGACAGGGACATAGTCCATTATTCTGTTCAATTCTCTTAAGTATTGAGTTGACTACTTTATCATTAGGGTTGAGTACCCACCCTTCTTTTCTTAGAATTGTTATCATAGAGGAAGCCTGAGGACTCGAACCCCACCCACTTTCACATGAGCATTCAGTTTTCAAAACTGCTTCTATCCCTGATAGATTAAACTTCCAGTCGGCTCCTCTGAGCCTTTGTCACATAACCAGCAGCCCATGGGGGAATTGAACCCCTTCCCTCACATTGACAGTGTGATATGCAAAACCATTACACTTCATGAGCTATATATGTAATGCCTATGGGACTTGAACCCATAATCTTCACCTTGAAGAGTGACGAGTTAACCAATTACTCTAGGCATCATGCACCCTACTTGCACCTTCTCAGGCTGGGTAGGTTAATGAATTCTTCGTTATCTTTGCATCAAAATTTAGTCTATTACAAACAACTTTGTACTCCCTAAAGGAATCGAACCTTTATTCATAGTTTAGAAGACTATTGCATTATCCTTTATACTAAGGGAGCATTTGTTGCCACTAGAGGGGTTGAACCTCTAAACTCAGTGCCAAAAACTGATGTGTTACCATTACACCAAGTGGCAGTGATTATGAATTATGGTGCAAAGGTAAGTAAAATTTTTGACATATGCAAATTTTTACTGAGTTTTTATTTCTTCTTATTTTTTCCAGTATATCTAAGATATGTTCTAGGACCTGAGAAATCCCCTCCTGCCTCATCTGGATTATTAAATCTAGGTAGTGGACCTTGTAGTCTGTAATCACCACTACCTCTACCACCATTAGAGTAATTTACTAATGTGTCCCCAGGGGCAAATTCAAACCCATTATGTATACCATAACCCCCTGCTACACTATCAAACATTACAGCATGTTTGGGATGTCCTTCCCCATTTGATAGTATTATTAAGTCCCCTGGTACTGCATCCTTTTGGTCTATCTTTCTGTAGCCATAATCTTCTGGGTTAGCTACTATATTAGGATTAGATGCAACAGTATTATTTTTATCATAGAAGCCTGTTACTGTGTTCAGACAAGTATGTGGGTCTACACCAATAAGAGGTGCTCCAGCTAACCAGTTAGCACCAAACCTTTGTATTCCTGTCATATCTTGTGCATAACTGAAGTCTGTATTAGGGCCTTTTGCTATTCTACTTTTATTAAGTGCAGAAGACTGTGGAGTTACAGTTACTCCTCTTAACATAGTAGAACCATCAGGAGCATATAGATTTACCTTATGAGACTCTCCTTCCTTGAAGGAGTCTAAGGTTCTATCAGTATCCCAATCATTATCAAACTGAGATTGAGAGAGCTGGTAGTTATAATCATCTATCCAAGTGCCTCCAATTATGCCCTTAGGATTAAACTTATTTTTATAACCACTATATATAGATTGATTGGAGAATGAGGGGTGTTGAGCAGTCTTATATTCATCCTTAAAGTGAGCACTACTGTCTTTATTCAACATATCCCAAGCCAAATCAGGGTCACTATTATAGAACCCTTCATAGTCATATGTAGGGTCATTGTCTATGTCAATACCTTTATGTTTCTTTATTCTTTCTTTCCATTTAGTATAGCCCCCTCTTGCAAAGTTGTTGTACCTCTTCCTTATACTATTAAGGTCAGTTATACCACTCTGCACTCCCAGTGCTATAATATGTGCTCTATCAGCCATTGATAAATTGTTCCACATAGTATAATTATTGCGAAGGTAGTGAGTTTTTATTTTACAAATCTTTACTGAATTATTTTTCCTTAATATCTTTAGCTTGTTCTATATTAAGCACTTTTTGGTCCAGTAAGTGTTTAGTACATCTTGCCAACCATTCTACAAGTGGCTCATCATCAGTACTTGATAGGTACTGACCTTCTGTCAATATTGCATGAAACAGTTCATGTAATAGACATATTTCCAATTCCTGTCTTGGTATAGGATGTCCTTTCCCATCCAATACTCTAATCTTTATTGTTCTGCTAGTGAAGTCAGTCTCTCCCATAGTAGTTCTATCAGGATTTTCTGACTTAATGTCATTGACATAAAGTATCCTATAGGAAGAATTAAATATCTTAATTGTTCTGTTTTTATACTTCATAGTTATCCTGATTCCTAGCTAACATAACAACCTGTTTAAGTAAGAATATAAAGAGACCTAGAGCAATTCACCAATTAAGCTCTCCGGTATAGTATTAAGATAGCATTGAAGGCGTTTATATATTATTAGTTCTTCTCTTAGTTATCTCGAGCTCCAATTACCTCTGCCCTACTTATGGTATCCTTTACTTTCCCATGTTGGCTTGGAGACTTCTCAACTATCTTAACCTCTTCAACTCCAATAGGTTGGTTATATCTGCTAGTACTTGTTATGTCCTAGTGGGAGCAAAGGTAATAAAAATATTTGATATATGCAAGAGGGTAAGGAAAATTTTTAATTTTTTTAAAAAATTTTGTATATTGGTATGAGTGTGGGGTAATATACCAAACACTCCTCCCTTGCCTTTGACATTGGGATGGTACCCCCTGGCATTGTCAGGACAGGCTAATTATTCATCCCATACATTTGATAACATAACAAACTAAACTTCTCACAACTATGAACATCTCAGTTCTACAGCTCTGCCTCAAGTATGCAGAAGCATCAAGCAGACTTCAAAACCCCTTCACTGAAGTCTTCAATGACTTCCAATCATGGCTTTCAGCCATTAACCTATCCACTTCAGACACTCAGAGCATCAAGTACATGATTAACATCATGACTGCCATTATAGATAATGGATTCTGCGGTGAGTGGATGATGTTCTATTATGATAACCCTTGGGATGTCATTGAGGAATATGACCTCATCTGACATCTACTGAGGAAGGGTATACTAAATACTCTTCCTCTGTCTCTGGTCTGGTACCCTACATTGTAATAGTAGTTCGATTCTCCCACTAGGAACTAAAGCCTATATGACCAGGCTAACTGCTAAATAACTCATCCTTGTAACCTGATATGAAGAAGACTATCCTTCTTTGCACACTGGCTGCTATAGTAGCCTTTGGTGCAGGTCTTAAGGTAGGTCAACCACATGACCTCCAAGTTGCCAACTACAACACTCTTCAGTACAAAACAGAACTTATTAAAGCCTATGGTGCTTATAATAAAGCTACTGAAGAGCTGTTGGATACCTTGGATAATCATTATAATTGGGTTGATGCTTTTGACCCTTATGATTATTATGAGGCTAAGTCTAAACTAGACTCTCTCCTTTGGATAGAAGATAAATAACATTTAAATGGATGTTATTTGTATCTATAGACCTTCTGTTATATATCTAACAGGAGATAAAGAAAGAGAGGCATTTGCTAACTATATGTGGAATAGACATAAAGTTAGAATAAACTACAGTTCAGACTTTTATGTCTTAGATAACTTTTGCATGAACTTCTTTAAGAAGTATAATGCAGATGCTGTTCTCTGTAAAAGGGGTAACAAACTATTCTATTACCCTAAATTTAAATAATCTAATGGGAGGCTAATTACTTCTCCTACATCTTTGATATTAACTTTGAACTTTGAACCTTACGGTGCTTAGGTGAACCGTCATTTTGTTATGAATATCTTTAGTAACCTCCGTGTTTATGCCGGTAAATGGTCAGTTGTAGAAACTAGGGCATTTACTGATGAGGAAGTTTCACAAGTTTCTCAGGCTGTGATTGTTCCATCTCAGTATGGAAACTCTGTTCAATTTACTATGAGGTCAGGTGGGTTGACTTACATACCACTTGACCAGAACTCTGACTGTTCTATTGGTGAGGTCATAGACCTCACCAAGGCTAAACTTATCACTCTTTCCAAAAAAGGGGAAGCTGACATTTACAGGATTAATATCTGAAATGCCATCAGACCTTTAAAGATTAGGGTAAGAAGACATTAGTCTTCTTACCCTTTCTTTTTATCCCTCAGATAGAAGCAAGAGCAAGGGCAAGAGCTAAAAACAAAGAGATAGAAGCAAGGGGAAAGCAGAAGCAAGAAGTTAATTACAATATGTGTTCAAGAAGTTAATTACAATATGTGTTAAGTTAGGCTAATTACTCCTCCCCTGCTCTTGGCAATGGTCGGTGTTAAATGTTATAAGTTGTAAGATTTATCTTATCAGCTTGGCTAATTACTCCTCCTTTGCCTTTGACTACACTCAACAGTCATAATTCAACAATCAACATTAACAACAGTTGGCATAAAGAAGTAAGGAACCCCTTGCCAACTTAATGTGGGGATATAGAGATATGAACATTTTTAATTCACTCCGAAAGTATGCTGGTAAATGGTCAGTTATCGAAACTAGGGCATTTACTGATGAAGAGCAGGGTGCAGTCATTTCTGCGACTGTGGTGCCATCTCAGTATGGCACCTCAGTATGTTTTATGATGGTGGGAGGGGGTCAGACCTTTATCCCCCTATCCACGGGAAGCCATAAGGCAGTGGGTGATACTATTGACCTTAGTAAGGCCTCTCTCCTCACCCTCGCGAAAGAGGGGGAAGAGAATATTTACAGGTTAGAGGCATAAGTCTCTGACTGTAAGGGGTATAAAAATAAAGGAAGAGGGGTAGAGCTATCAT